GGTGACGGCGGAGCGGCCAGCAATTCAGGTTACAACGGAGCGGCCAGCAATTCAGGTTACAGCGGAGCGGCCAGCAATTCAGGTTACAGCGGAGCGGCCAGCAATTCAGGTGACGGCGGAGCGGCCAGCAATTCAGGTTACAACGGAGCGGCCAGCAATTCAGGTGACGGCGGAGCGGCCAGCAATTCAGGTGACGGCGGAGCGGCCAGCAATTCAGGTTACAACGGAGCGGCATTTACAATCAGTAACTATTCATCTGCTGAAACTAATGCCAAAGAATCTGTTTCGGTTGCGGTTGGTTACAAGAATAAGGCTAAGGCTTCGCTCGGCTCATGGATCGTTCTTGCTGAAAGAAATGATAACCTTGAAATTATAAGCATCGTTTCAAAAAAAGTAGATGGTAAAAAAATAGAGGCTGACACATGGTACTCATTACAAAACTCAAAAATGATTAAACTATGAACGCCTTATTAGAATCAAAACAGCTTCTTGAGGCTAAAATCGCCCTTTCAAAATCTTTGATCGCTAAAAAGAAAAAAGACTTTGATTACCATACTGAGCAAGCAAATGAATTTCAACTAATAATCGAAGGGCTTGTTACTGAGCAATGGAAAGATCAGGCGGCTCTAAATGCGATTAACGAACAACTTAATCCGATTGAGGAAGAAGAAGCCCCAACACTGGCTTTACAAAAATCAAATCCTTTATGGAAAGAATTAACGGCGTGCCTTGCTTTCCTATTGCTTACCTCTTTATGTTATTCACAGGCTTTTGTATCAGGTGAAGCCGGTAACAGGATGGGAATTAATGCCGGTGCTATCGTTCACCATATGGAATTTAAAGGCGGCTCTTTGTTCCCTTACTCCCGCAGCACGGTAGTATCAAATATTACTTATGCTGAGGCTGGTTACCAAATTGGGAACAATTTTGAAGTTACTCCTTTAATCGGAATTGCTCATTACCATGATACGGTAAAAGGAATCCAGGCAATCAACAAGACAGTTTTAGCCACTTCTATTGAGTTGGGTAAAGACTTTACGACGGCAGCTAATCATTACGGAAATTATTATTTATTCATTACCCAGGCACATAGCTTTTTCGCCGGTGCAGGGTTTAAAATTTACATCAAATGATAATATCAGATTGCTGCGGTGCGCCCGCAAATGGAAACGAAGATTACGGTATTTGTCCTGATTGTAAAGAGCATTGTGAATGGGAAGAAGATGATATTGATGAAGAAGAGAACTCAGAATCGAATTCAGATCAAATGATTGACATTATGAATAACGAAAAAGATCAACCATGCTAAACTACGTAATGCCCAACCCTGACCGTAAAGACTTTGTGAATGAAAGATTTGATCATTACCTGGCACTGGAAGCAAAGTCACGCAAACACGAACACTTTATTATAAACCGCTTAAAACAACTGCAATATGAAATGGGCACTAATAATTTATGTACTGGTAATAATAGCCTCAGTAGCCTTATCAATCAGGCATACACCGAAGCCGGACAAGGATGATGAAACCGATATTCGTAACTGGTAAAAACTAAACTACTATGATATACTTTATAACCGGATTTGTCACAAACTACTTAATCTTCATTTTTATAATGATTAATGACGCTAAAAAAGATGTTGAAAAGGAAATGGAGGATGAAATGACCCGAAAATATTGGGAACGAGTGGAGAAATTTCGACACGAAATTGAAGGAAACAAAATTTTAAACGAATGGCTTGAAAAAATTGAATCATGAAAAAAGAACTTAAAGATTATTTGCATTACCATATCGGATGTCACGGTATATCAGTATCAAATCCAAAACTTGATCTTACGATAACGCCAACATTTTATGCAGATTTAATGCTGCTAAAATATGATCAAATCAATGATTTAAAATTGGTGCTAAGACCTTTTGACGATATGACAGAGGAAGAATATTCAGACTTCCAAAATATTTCTTTTTCAGAAGACACTAAAAGATGGGAATATGACGAAAAAGCAAAAATGTCTATAGGAGAACCAACAGAATTTAACCGGTTTGCTTTTCTTCTTTCAAAACATTTTGATCTTTTCGGATTAATAGAAGCCGGACTTGCTATTGATAAAACAAAAATTCAACAATAATGATACTCTTATACCTGGCAGCAGCATTATTAATAATTTTCTCAGTAGCCTCAAAAGCAGTTTGGGATGTAGGGGTAAGGGAGAGAGAAAGGAAATATACCGGGCATACCGGAACAGTTAGAAAGATGAAAAACCAGCATAGCTGAACCACAAGAAAGATGGGTTATTAACCTCCAAAGAAAAAGTTATTTGAAATAGTTTGCGTATTAGCTCAGTTGGTTAGAGCGATTGTATTCGGTAAAGTCCTGTGGTAGAGGAAACCTTAAAAAACTATTAAGGTTCGGTTCAGTAGGTCGCAGGTTCGAGTCCTGCATACGCAACAACCTTTTATATACCAAGTAGGGTGGATTGTAGTGTGTGAAATTCAGCTACACGGAGTTTGGCCTACCCAAACGAATTTAAAGCCAATATTCGCAGTCTTGTGAGGCTTTAGAAGATAAGGATTCAAGATGCTGACAGGCTGGAAAGACAGCCAATTTTTAAAATTATTAAACGGTCTCATATCAAGCAATACGTAAAACGGGGCTTGTTTCTACTCGCTCCAATTTTTTAAAACAAAAACTAAAATTAAAGATCATGGAAAAAAGTAACTCAATTCAGGAAATAGCAAAGGCCATTATTCAATTTCATATAAAAGTTGAAACCGTAAAAAAGGATGCTACAAACCCTTTCTTTAAAAGCAAATACGCCTCTCTTTCAAATATTTTAGAGGCAATTCAAATTCCTTTGGAAGAAAGTGGATTATCATTTTCTCAATTTCCAACAGGCGAAAACGGACTTACAACCATCCTGATGCACACAAGCGGAGAATACCTGCAAAGTGATTACAATATGCAACCGGTAAAAAATGATCCACAAGGGAAAGGATCGGTAATTACCTATCAAAGAAGATACGCCCTTGCCGCTGTTTTAGGGTTAAACATTGATGAAGATGATGATGCAAATGAAGCTACGCACGGCGGCAAAACCCCTGAGAAAGCTGCTGAGAATAACAAGCCTTGGTTAAATAAAAATACTAAAGAATTTGATGGCGCTGTAAAGAAATTGAGAGAAGGAACAACTACAATTGCAAAGATCAGGGAAGTAATGAAAGTATCAAAAGAAGTAGAAACCTTATTAAATAACGCAGTAAATGAATTAAGCCATGCAAACTGAAAACTTAGAAATCGTCTTAACACCGGATCATATCCCGGTACTTTCCAAACAGAATGCTAAAACATTCCACCAACAGGCAAAGGAACGCATTTACGAACAAGGCGGCGCTTTTGAATACATTGAAGTAATAAAATTCTTTGCGGCCCTGGATAAGCAGATAAGCGGCGATAGCGCTTCTAAAATCGAACCCGACAAAGAATTTATTGATTATTTGATGGAAGAAATTCAGAAGCAAGGCAATGGAGGAGATAAGGCAGAATTTACCACTGAGAGAGGCGTAAAGTTTACACTGGCAGAAGTGGGAAGCACTTTTGATTTTTCAAAGTGCAATGATCAGGAACTTATCCAACTTGAAGAAGCCTCAAAAAGTATTGCTGAAAAATTAAAAGAAAGAAAAGAGTTTTTAAAAACAGTGCCGGAAAAAGGGTTATTAATAACCGATCCTGAAACTGGGGACACTTACACTATTTACCGTCCTTCCAAATCTTCAAAATCCTCCTTTAAAGTTTCACTGCCAAAATAGAAGCCATGACCAAGATAGAAGAAATAATAAAATTAACCGGCGAAGAAATAAAGTTTGATACGCCGGTATCTGTAAAGCCGAGGCCTCATACTCCGATCATTGGAATTGAAGAAATAGCCACGCATGAAGACCGGGTATGGTTAAGGACTTACAAAGGTAGCTGGTTCCAGTTAGAAGAAACAGATCGGAATTTTGAAATTGTAGCCAACAGCGTACTACAACGGTTACGCCTCCTTAAAAAAGAAATAGCATGAAAATACATCAAATAACCAAATGGTTTTCAATTAGCTGGTATCAATATTTATTCGAAATACCTTTTAATTTAAGAAAACTTATGTGTAGAATAAGACGGCATCCATGCGGCTCTATTTATTTCTCACATGGATCAGAACCAGACTACCGCTGCAAAAACTGTAAAGATGAATTATAAAAAAGAAATAGCATGACAGTAACAGAAGAATTAACCGCTTACTTTATCACTATCCAAACGTTTGACAAAGATATGGCGCAGGATGGCGAGTCACTACACTCTTACATTATCGAACTCACAAACGTAATGAGCCGGGCTAATTTCCTTATGGCTGAGTACGGCCGGAAATGGAGGGAAGAAAAGAAAGCTGCTTATCAAAAGTTGGCTGCCAGTAGTGAAGCTCAAAAGAAATATTACGCAGCCAGTTTAGCAAAGGATTATATAGACAGCCAATGTAGTGAAAGTGCTTATGTATATGATTTATCCGAAAGACTTTCGAGAACCTGTGTTCATACAATTGACGGAATACGGACGGTAATCTCAAGTTTAAAAAGTGAGCGTGAATTTTCTAAATATCAAATGTAAAATTATGAGAACAGTAAAAACACAATTCGGGATTTCTGCCACAGCAGATTTTGAAGAAAATACCTGGACTTTTGAAATGCCTGACAATTACAGCGTTTGGGCCGGAAATTTTGCGATCGTAGATAAGCAGGTTTATGATAAAATGTTGGATGCCCTTAGATCAATTGAAAATGATGATAATTCTATTCCTGCCACTATTTGGAATTTAAGAAATGAAGCAATTAAAGAAGCAACCGAATGACTGATCAATACCTACTCGAACGACAAAGGCAAAAGCTAGGACTTTCTGCACCGAAGGAGGAAAAGAAACCTAAACAGATTGCGCCGTTAAATAAAAGACGGGCAAAGATGCAACCTAAATACCGGTCCTTAGTAAAAGAAATGTTGGCAGAAAATGATCGTTGTGAAGTAAAAAGCCCGGTTTGTAAAGGCAGAGCTACCGGATTGCAGCACAAAGTAAAGAGATCAGAAAAGAACTTAATGGATAAGAAAAATTTATTACGCTCCTGCAATGCCTGTAATGGATGGATAGAAGCAAATCCTTTAGAAGCTATTGCGATGGGAGTTTCAAAATCAAAACACATAAATCAATGCCTAAAAAAGCAATACCACTCTCCCCTTCACAGAAGAAATTCGTAGATGAAAATTACTCTAAAATGAGTAGGGTAAACATAAGTAATAAATTAAAATTTCAAAGCGCTTTTAAGATTTACGAATACTGCAATAAAATGGGTTACTCTAGTAACAAGAAATTAACTGAAGATCAAAAGCAATTTATCCGCGACAATTATTTATCAATGAAGGAAAGCGAAATAATGAGGGAGTTAGGAATTACCAGAATGTTTTTGCAGCGATTTAAAAGAGAAGAAAGCCTTTTTACTTATCGTAAAAACCGGAAAGAAAAGAAAATATATGAGGTGAAAGAAATGTTTTTTGATGTGGATTCTATGGAAAGCTGGGTAGCTTAAAATTTAAAACTTTAATCATGATACAAACTTCATTTGATTTTACAGTTCACGCAAAAGAAAATAATAACGATTCTCAGGCTCATTTAGAAGCTAATACTGAAAAATGGATGCACCACTGCCAAATAATTTATCAGGCCATGTTGGAGGGGAAAAAGGTAGGCAATGAAGATCCGCGAGTATGGGATGAATCAATTGGAAGAATGAGAAGAATAGGACACTTACCGCGCCGGATAGCTGACATTAAAAAGTATTTAGAAGGAACGGAGATTGAGATTAAGGACGGCTGGGAGAATGGGTTTAAATATTACTATTTATGATTAAAAAACTAATCTGCCCTTCCGATCAAAACGAACTCGAATACGTGCAGACTATCAAAGGAAAAGAGATTTTACATGAATACAAGTTCACTAAATCGCTAACAAAGCAAGGAATGAAAATAACCATGACTGCTGAACAGATTGAGAAAAATATTAAAAAAGGAATTTTTGTTATCCAATAGCGTTGAAAAAAAATAAAACTTATGAAGAAAATTTTTGCTGAATTGCGGGAAAGGTGTATATTGCACTCGCAACGTAACAATAAATTATGCAATGTACATTTCTCTTATTTACTTAATTATATGGCTGGGTGCGGGAGCTTATCTCCTTTGCATGATGTTACGTTGCAGTTCATCAAGCCCAGCCGCCTATATTTTACTTTCTCATTTTAAAACTGCAACAAATGAGCCTACCTCCCAATAAAAAATATAACGTTGTTTACGCAGATCCTCCGTGGACTTATTCCCAAAAAAATGTAGGTAGAGGTAATAAAAGTGGGGCGATCGACAATTATTCATTAATGACAAATGAGGATATTCAAAGTATGCCCATTAATGATCTAACCCAAGATAATGCAATTTTATTTATGTGGGCAACCACTCCTTTAATTGATATAGGATTAAATACTATTTCTGCATGGGGATTCACGTATAAAACACTGATAGTTTGGGAAAAGAAAGGATTGTTAGGTATGGGCAACTGGCTAAGGACACAGACAGAGTTTATTTTAATCGGTATTAAAGGTAAAGTTAAACCGTTTAATCATCAAGAAAGGAATATTTATAAACATACAATTTGTGATCATTCAGCAAAACCTCATTTTTTCAGGGAATTAGTTATGAAATTATCTGATAAAAGTTTTACAGAGTGTAGAAGGTTAGAGTTATTTGCTCGAACCAGAGTTGGAATGTTTGGAGATTATGAATATGAAGGGTGGGATGTGTTTGGTAATGAAGTGAATAACTCAATTAGTATTTAGATTTTTTTTAGAATTTATCCAATAAAGTGAAAAATTAAAAACAACTGATCTATGGCGAAAGACCCGGCTTTTTTATTTTATCCTAATGATTATATAGGAGGAACCCTCGGTATGACATTGGAAGAAAAAGGTGCTTATATGGAGCTTTTAATTCTCCAGTTTAATAAAGGCCACTTTACAATAGAGCAAGCCCAAAAATTACTCAACGGATCATTTGAAAAACTATGGCCTGTAGTTAAAGAAAAATTCGAAGAAGATGAAACCCGCGGGTTTTTTAATGAGCGGTTAGAAATAGAGAAAGATAAGAGAAAAAATTTTAATACAAAGCAAAAAGAGCGTGGTTCTAAGGGAGGAAGGCCAAAAAATAACCCGGATGAAACCCGGATAAAACCCGCGGGTTATCAGAATAAAAGCCTTTTAGAAAATGAAAATGAAAATAAAAATAAAGATGATCTTTTAGGAAAGTCTGAAAACCCTTTTCCTTTTCCAAAACCTGAGGATGTTAAAGACCTTCCAAAAGCCAAAATCATTTCAACTATTGAAATTTTAAAAATAACGGCGCAAGTCGATCTTAAAGAGCCTGATGTTTTGATAATGTGGGAAGCATTTAAGCAGCAAAATTTAACCGGAAAAAAATATTATGTAGATGAAGAGGCGGTACAATCACATTTTATGAACTGGATTAAAAAAACTGATTTTAAAAAAATAAAAGATTATGGAAATAGTAAAACATCTTCAGCAAATCACGGTAAAAGTTCAGGAGCCTATGAACTTGCCAAGCAACTTAGAGAAGAATTCGGTATTGACGGATGAACAGGAGAAAATTAATAAACTTTCCCTTTGCTCTCCAAAAATAATATCGTTAAGTAAAAGTGATCTAAGAAAACATTGTGCCGCGCTTTTAATTCGTATTCAGGTAATAACCGGATGGAATTTACCTTCTGGAGACATTTTAAACGTTCTTAACGATCAATTTCAAAAAAAACTTATTGAAGATTACCCTACGTTTAACGTTGATGAAATTGAATATGCTTTCAGGCATTCAGGAACAAGTGTAAAAGATTGGGGGAAAGAAATGAACCTAAGCCTTATTGATGGTGTTCTTTGGCCCTATGAGCTTAAAAGACGGGAAATTGGTAGATTATTGGAACGAATGCAGCCGCCACCGGAAAAAAAGCCTTATGATCCTTTGGAAGTTTTGAACCAGTACAGGTATGACATAGAAACCGCTTTCCAGGCACTTAAAAAAGGTTATCGCCCTATCATTCACATTTACTTTGAAGAAACATTACGAGAAGATGGATTGCTGAGTGAAGGTGAAAATGTGCATGAGTTTTTTGTAAGGAAATTAGGTAATAATTCAGAACATATTTACGTAAAAGAATGATTGAAATAGAGCTTTGTTCAACATTTGTAAGCCAGTACAAGAAAGGTCATCTTGAATACCTAATTACAAGCGATGTGCCAAAGGAGGTTATCTTAAAAGTTTATAAAATACTGGTAAATGAAAAACAGATAACAATTATTGAAAATTTAGCGGAAGAAGAAAAAAAGAAATTAGTTGACGAATGCAGGGAAACAGGATTAAAGTTTACAAATAAAAGTTTAACGAATGCAGCAAAGATTTTACACGTTTTAAAATTTTTTAATGAGAAAAAATAAATCATCAGGAGTTAAAGGGGTGACACTTCAGGTTGATAACGGTAAAAATTATTATTGGGCTTGCAGAGTCCAGGGAAGGATAAATTTTAAAAAACGATTCCCATTTACTGAACGAGGTAAAGAATTAGCTGCCCATTGTTATCAAAGTGTAATTGATCGAAACAAAGAAACGTATTATAATTTCAAAAAACAAACACCAATGGAATCCTACAAAGACTTCCATTCATTAATTGAGATCGTAGTAAAGATGAATAAAAGGATTGATGAGCACATAGAGAACCCGACTAACCTAACAAGGATTAATTTAAGAAATAGCCAAAATGTTTTAAAAAGGTGGCTTTATAAAAGTTACGAGAATCCAGGGATAAATAAAAAACTTGAAGATGATATTTTCGGAAATGAGCTTCAAATCCTTAATGACAATATTTTTAACTATCAAAAATAAACAATCATGAATACAGATCAAGAAATTGAAAAATTAGCCAAAGAGTGGTATAAAAATAAACATCCACAACGTGAAGTAAACCAGAGAAGTTTAAACGGATTTACCGCTGGTTACAAAGCCGCCCTTCAAAGCAATGAAGAAATTATCATTCCCCTTCAATCAAAAACTTTAACCAAAGAAGCAACTATAACAAAAGTGGAAAAGTTTACGCCTAAAATAGTTTTGGATGAAGTAAGTGATGTAAGTGCTGAGCAACTTTTTGCAAATAATTCAGACTGCTATGCCGATACAGGAAGATTTGAAAAATGTGGTAGTATAGCCACTAACGTCCTGCCCGCTTTGCGCAGGGCTGGGAATAGAATTACTTCACTTCAAAATACTTACAAAAGATGAACAACGAACAAAAAGATCACTTGCTTCCTTCAGCCAGCCTTGAGCAAAGCGGCATGTTATCGAATGAACCAAAGAAAACAGAGGTAGAAGAAAAAGAATACATAGAAAAATGCTTTAACATCTACCAAAATGGTGGGATGCTTTGGCTAATTGAAAGAACTGATACAAATGAGTTCTGCTATAAACAAATGAAGGTGTGGCAAAGCAATAAGCCTGAAACGTGGAGAGATACATTTTTGTGGTCAAAAGATATTTCATTTTTCAATGTATTCTTTTTAACCAAAGAAGATGCTGAAAAGGAATTGCAAAACATGAAATTAAATGAAGGTGGTTGCCATTGTTGTGGACATGGTTCAACTAAAATACCGATTGCAATTACTGAACACGAATTTGTGCAGAGGGAAGAAAAATTAAAAACTTGAACATAACGGTTAACTCATTGGCGAAGGCAGGGAAATAGTAGCACGTCTGCCCAACCACTTACAAAAGTTCAATAGTGCTACAAAAGTTCAAAATATATTCTTCACCCCTGCTTTTCGCCAATGAAATGTAAGGCGCAGGGCGGGTAAAAAACAAAACAAAATGGAAAAAATTGAAAAAAGAAATCGCCCAATTTTAGGGTATTCATGTCCTATCTGCAATAGCGTTTTTGCTGTAACAGCATTACACACCGACTTCATAGATGGTACTGATGTTGAAGAAAATGAAAGAATGATAAAAGAGCTTACAGAGTACGCTATGCAAGGGTTAGATGTAAGAATTTATAACAATCCCTCTGATTATAATTTTCATTATTGTGAACACGTAAAGAATAGAGAAAAGTAGCCTTGCGCCTTACGGTCAGGGCTTGGCGATTGGCTGAAATAGCGCACGTCAAGCCGGAACAAAAGATTAATTAAAAACCAAAAGATCATAAAATGAAAAAAGTTGATAAAAGTTCGTTCGCTGGAACTAAAGTTGATAGCGAACAGGTGTTCAAAACTCGCAGGTCTGCAAAGCCTATTGCCAAACACAATGTAAGGCGCAGTTTGTTGATACATTTTACAGATGTTTATGTGTGTCTCGATAGCTTAAAAGACATGGGTATTAAAATATCTCCTCGGTTAAGAAATTTCATTAAACTAATCCACAATAGTGTAATGATTACTATTGCCGATTTGCCAGATAAAATAGTAGCAGAAGTATGTTTTCGTGCTGCCAACAGAATCTTAAGTTCGATTGAAATGGAAACCAGAGTTCGTTTTATCAGGTACAAACGAAGCGATTACGAATTGGTTTAATTGCGCCTTACGTTTTCCGCTTTGCGAAGGCAGGATATTTGAAAACGGTCTGCCCAGCACAGGCACTAAAGTTGATTAGAGAAAAAATGTTGAGCGCTTGCAGGTCTGCCCTGCTTGCGCAAAACGGGCTGTTATACGGCGATGCGGTAAACGAGAAAATTATTTCAAACTATAAAAACATAAAAATCATGAAAAGGGAAATTTTATTTAGAGGCAAAGATAAATTTGATAACACTTGGACTTATGGATTTTTGTATATCGATGAGCGCAATGGTAAGCATTGGATTCTCACATCTAAAAATACTGATAAGGATATGCACATGGATGAGGTTATTCCTGAAACAATAGGACAGTGCATAAATCTATTAGATAAAAATGGTAAAAAAATATTCGAGAATGATATTTTAAAAAGTGAAAGTGAAGTAATTTATGTTATAAAATGGATTGGCGCAATCGGAGGTTTTTATCTTTCAATGCCAAACACTTATAGAGGTAAAGAAATTATTTCTTGCGCCGCTTCTCAATGGCATAATGAAGAGATAAATCTTTATAAAATGGAAGTAGCCGGGAACATCCACGACAACCCTGAATTAATTTCGACAGGGAGCATTGCCGTATAACTCGTTTATTTACGCAACATGACAATACAACTAATTGATAAAAAGAAACTTCTATTCCGAATAGAAAAACAGGAATATCGCTTTATAAAGCCAAAGTATTTAATGCCTGGAAAAGAATTTAGATTAATTGAGGCTAAGGTAAAAGGATCTACAATGTCATGGAACATTGAAGGCGGCAATGTAAGTTACCATCAGTTAAAAAATAAACTTTGAAACCCACCATAGAAGCAATATTAAAATCACCCTGCGGCGCAAGAAATCAACACCTCGTTCCTGATACCGGAAAAACGATAAAGAAAGTAGTAAAAGCCCGGAACGATTGTAAAGAAGTTCAATGGATTCACTGGCAGCTAAAATATTGGTGCGAGAAGATAGGGTTTATTGTAATACCTGAATTAAAGTTCGATAAAAAAAGAAAATACAGGTTTGATTTTGTGGTAATGAAAGGCGTAACTGAAAAACAAGCGCGAGAGTTTGAATATACAAATGAAAATATTGTAGCTGCCATTGAATACCAGGGAGGAATTTTTATGAAAACTAAAAGCGGTCATAGTTCTGCTGCTGGAGCAACACGGGATAGTGATAAATCAAACCTTGCTCAAAGTTTAGGATGGCCGTTGCTAACTTTTACTGCATTAAATTATCAAAATGTAATTAGGAATTTGGAAAATTTAATTAAAAATGATTAAATATAAATAATTAGTATTATTATTGCACCCCTTCTTTTTCCACTTAATGTTTTTTTATGAAAGAGATTTGCAAAAGGTTCAAACAGGTGCGAAAAAATGCCGGATTAACACAACCTGAATATGCTAAGATGCTTAATATAACTCGCTCTGCTGTTAATGCTATTGAAAATGAACGCTATCTTCCTTCTATTGAAATGTTGCAAATTTTACATAAAAAATTTAAAGTTTCTTATAACTGGCTTATTGATGGAAGATGATACATTGTGTATCTTTTTCCCCCTTTTGAGAAAAAAGTATTGTTAATTCAGGTACACTATGTATCTTTACTACCCAAAGCAATATCCGCTTAATGGTTAGATTCAATTACTCTACTGGATTACTAATAACAGACGATCAAAGATTTAATCTTGACGATCTACGGGCTTACCTTCTAACTTATTCACGAAGTCTTTGTGATGAACATCTTATTGGCACTTTCTACCGGCCCGGCGTGGTGGTGGAAGATTCTACTTTAGTAATAAATGGACAGTTATTTAAAAGGCGTGAAATAAACCTGAGTGGGCAAATTGTAAATACTTACGACTGGAACACTATATTTTTTAAAGCATCCAAATCCGGGTTAATCCAAAATTTTATCAATGAAAATTCAAGAAATCGAAACGGCAGTGATGAAACAGTTACCGTTCAAGCGTTACCATGAGCCAGGTAAAGCAGATCAGTTCCTTAACTGTGTCAATGTAAAAAAAGACCGGTATCTCGATATTGGTATGGTTATTATCTGTGGCCTTTCCACTATTTACCTCAATGAATCACAAAAAAAGGTAGTTGCTTACTACGATATAACTCCAAAGGGATTTAATACCAATGTTACCGTATTTAATAAGCACTTAGCCCGTGTTGCTGAAATAATGCACTTTTATGGTGCAAAAGATTATAAAGACTTTTCAGAAAAGTTTTGGACGAAGCACAATCAAGCGACTGCAGGCGAAATATTCAAATCCGGTATTATCCTTAGCCATGTGGTAAGTTCTAAAAAAGAGTTTAGTAAATTCATAAAGGATAATACCGAACTTAAAGACGAAGATTATCTTTCCTTCTTCATCTACAATAAAACACACTTAACTAAGAATTATCTTTCGCTTCGGAAGAAAGAGTATGTTGATTCACTGCTTGCTTTTTAGGCCGGTACTTTAAAAACTTAACTACGGGCACTACACCAATTGCGCGGCACAGCTTAACATAATTATTCATCTTAAAATTTCCGCCGGATTCAATTTCGCTCACTGTTTTTTGGCTAATACGCGCATTCCGGTTTACCTTCATTTGCGAAAGACCTTTAGCGATTCTTGCTTGCTTTAATGCTTCTGTGAATGTGCTAACAATCGCTTGCGTTTCGGGATCGTCTTTTATTTCTTCGGGATCATCAAATACTGAGTTCATATTTTTTAAATTTGTTTTGATTAGTTAAAATATGGCGTTTTAAGTACCATTCAGCCATTTCTTTTACCATGCGCTCTAAATTACCAGTCCCTTCTGCAGAAACGTAAATTTTGCCTTCAAGAGAGCCAGCCAGGACGATTAAGATCGAATAACCCTCTACCTGTTTATTGATCCATAATTTTTTATCGTTGTTGAGTGCAACCGTTAGGTCCATCTGGTTTCCAAATTTCACAACTCGCGCAAAGTAATAGGGTCGTTCTTCACCATGTAGAATATAACCGCATCCGGGCAGGTCAATATCGGACTGAATGAAAGAAAATTTAGGTAGCCTCATAATCTGTATCTTTTAAATCTTCCTTCGTATCGTTGTATTTTAAATTGTGAATAGTAGTTTGCCATCTTAGCAAGTACAATTCTAATATCCTCAGTATGTCCGGGGAGTAATGAGCCGGCGGCAAGAATTACCACGCTGTAACCTTCACAATTCACATAATTTTTTTCTGTGTAGTCCTCGCGATTCATCTTTATTACCCTCCCGATATAAAAAGGTGGTTTTGTTGATAGTATAAAACCTGCGCCCGGTAAGGTTTCCGTCGCCTCAACAAAAATAAAGGGTTCTTTATCGAAAATCATAAACCAAAGGTATTAAAAATTGTTTAAAATAATAGTTTAAGTTCTTGTTTTACTTCCTGCGGCAAGCTAATAGTTACCGGCATATCTAAGTTGAAAAAGTTGTGGTTGGCAATCTTAATAGCGTTTTCCATGCTGCTGCTCCTGATATACTTATAAAAGCTGGCCGTTGTCTTGTGGCCGGTGATTAACATAATATCTCTTTCTGCTATCCCTGATAAGTGCGCATTGGTCGCAAATGTTCGCCTGGCGGTGTGGCTACTCATTAATTCAAACTTCTGAACTTGCTTATCTACTCTTTTCCCGCCTTCCGTCCTGCTGAATACTATATTTTCAGTTAATCCGGCCCTCTTTGCTATTTCTTTGATTGCTTCGTTGTAATACTGGTAGGTGAATAAATCCCCGAAATTCCATTGGTATCTGTCGCACACCTGTTTAACAGACCTCGAAACGGGGATGAAAACAATCTCACCCGTCTTTTGCGTCTTGATTTCAAAGTACAGTTTGCCGCCCATCTCTCTTAAATAGTTTTTAGGATTTGCAAGCAAAATAGCAAGATCAGAAAAGCGAAGGCCAAGAAAACAATGAATCACGTAAATATCTCTTACTCTGTCATATCCCGGTGTATCTGAAAAATCAGCTTCCAGTAGTGTCTTCAATTCTTCAATAGTATTAAATACGGTTGTTGTTTGTTCTGTTGCCGCTCTTATTCCGGATCCGTCGAATGTTGTAACTCCTTCATGCTTTAAACGGCGCAAAACGGCTTTAATGCGTTGGAGTGTTCCGGCAATAGTATTTTTACTATATTCTTTATCCATCATCCAAATATTAAAATCTTCTGCCCACTTAATAGAAATCTCCTCCAGGTAAATAATTTCTGTTTCTTCCTGATATGCTTTAAAGGCTTTTATATCTGTTTGATAATTCTTGACTGTGTTATGGCTGTATTTGTTACCGTCCGGCGTTAATAACTTGCCTTCACGCATTTTATCAGCCATGAGGCTAAAAAGGGGCAAAAATAGCGTTCTCTGTTTATTGGCCGGTTGAAAGGTTTGACTGTTGGTGGTTGTTGTGTAATACATGGCTAAAAGTTTTAATCTTCGTTTGGTGCAATAAATACGAAGGGTGGTAGTTTCATATCATAGTTCTTTTTGTTGCTCCGCATTTTTTACATTCAAGTAGCTCAGGCGTTCTTATCTTGAATCCAACCAACCTACCATTTTCAACTCTTACCTGCCTAATTTCTGCCAAATCCCCTTCATGGATGCAGGGAGTTACTTTTTTAAAAAACCTTTTAAAGATGTTCATGATTGTAAATTTATTTTATTAAAAATATTGTTGCTGTGTTTTTGTTAAGGAATATTTTCTTGTATGTATGCTCTTTATCTATTTCTGCCAGGATCTGCTCTAAACTTAGAGCCCTGAATCGAGGATCATAAATTCTTTCGGCGGTTTCCGGGAAATGCCCGAATTTAATTAGTTGTATTTTCATGCTATTACACCTATTAAGATAAAAGATAAGATCATTAACAAGATTGAAATAATTTCTTTGATCGTGAGGACGGGCTTAAATTGTCGTACCCGTCCATTTATTTTTCTGGTCATAGTATTTGCCATTGGTTGGGCTGCTTAGGCTTGCAGGGGTTAAGGGGTTAATGTTTTTCTTTTATCGCTTTTTGAAATAAATCATTTGCATCTGTTCCTTCTGAATGCCTTATGTTAATTTCAAATTTATAAACCTTTTCAGGGCTATAGTCTTGAACTTCTGGAAGGTCTAATGCTTTGTAGTACCTTACATTTAAAGTTTTTGAAAAATTAAATATATCTACCATTGTAGAACCTTTTACTTTTTTTAAAATTGTCGTTTCCATGATTTTACTTTTGAAGGTTATGAATTAATTTAAATATGTGCTGCATCCAGGCGTTGAAGTCTGGCCTTTCCGGCGGTTGTGTTGTTTTTGATATGTTCATAATTTTCGCTTTTTGGGTGCGCCTCCCTGTTTATTGGTTAATGGGTTGGTTAGTCTTTTTCGTTATCAACTTCATCTATTCGAGCGGTAACTGCGTCAATAGTCAACATTCCATATTTTTTAATATCTTCTAAATGTTCCTGTACCTGCCCTTCAAATTCATCGTAATATTTTTCTGCTCTCTCTACTAAGTAAGCCTTAGCTGCTTCTTCGCTGTCAAATATTTGCTCACTGGAAAATAAACCATTACCGTTTTCTTTAACATTCATCCCGAAATGCCTTAAAGATTGAATTTGATAAACTGTTGGCGCTGTTGCTGTAATTTTAAATTGTTTCATGATTGTGTTTTTTATTTTTTAAGATAATTATTTTTGAAGGTTGTGAATAAGTTTAAAGATGTAATTGATCCAGGCGTTGAAGTCTGGTCTTTCCGGTGGTTGTGTTGTTTTTGATATGTTCATAATTTATTTGCTCCTGTTATTGACTGAGCGTGTCATTTAGATTTTAAGCTACTTTAATTTCAAAAAGAACGGTTGGTTTATACATGTGTGCCGGGTTTGCTTTCTTTTGTTGTGCCCTTCCTGTCTGCCTGTCTTGGTATTTAGTTTGCGCCTTCCCTTCAAATAGTGGATAACCTTTTAATTTAGAAACTCTTTGATTAAATTTGGCCCACACATCAGCGTTATTGAACTCAAAGTGCATATTCCCGTTTTTATAGCCTTTGTACTTAAAAAATTCGCTGTCGTACCATTCGCCGTAATCATTTCTATTTATGCAATGGTTGAGCGGCTTTATATCGCTGTAATCTTTCCCGGTAACATAACACAAGGCTTTTTCAAAATCTGACACTATACCGTCATAAGATTGCCGTAAGCTGTTGTAAGAATCGGATGTATAACCGTATTCTTTGGCCGGGTTGATCTGGTAAGGAAGGATGAACTTTTTGCCAACTAGAAAATGGCTGTTTGTTTTCCACCCTTTTACAAAATGCCTGTTGTCGTGGTGGTGTTCGGTTATCTTGTCGAATACCTCCAAAATTGCTTTATCCATCCTTTGGCCGTGTGTTTGAATCACCATATCAAGCATGAAATAAATATTTTTCATTGTAAAAGGTATTTCGCTTTGCTGCTCAACAAATTTATTAATATCTTTCTTTAGTCCGCTTGTCATGTGCTTTTGCATATCCATTTTATTGAATATAAATTTCCACCCTGATTTTTGCAAGTCCTTTTTAAATTCGTTCCTTAATTTTGGCGCTCCTTGCTCTGTGCAGGTAAATGTTAAGCCTTCGCCATAAAAGTTATTTAAAAGACTGTTCATTTTTACACCTGTTTGCAAGTGTTCATCATACAGTTTAACGGCTGCAACATACCTGTTTACAAGATCCCGAACTACATTGTAACTCATTAACCCAATTTCCCCAGCTTCCTCTGGTTCTTCATCGGTAAAAAATCCCTCAAATTCGCTTTTATAGCTTTCGCCGGGTTTATTTATGGTTATCATTGAAATATTTACGGCTGTTTGTCTTTCTGCCATCTTAAAGCAATCGCCCAGGTTTTGCACTTGTCCGTAATTCTCAACAATCGCGTTTAATTCCTTACGTGTGTTGGTGTAAAGGTTTTCTAAATTAGAAGCGTTGCAAAGGGCAACGATCTTGCAACCATTGGGCGCGACCTGGTAAGCGTGTAAAATATGTTCTACTGCCTTACTAAATGGCGGATTCATAATAATATAGTCAATGTGGCTTATTTGGTCGCTTGTGACGGTTAAAAAATCTTCGGCTAATAGTTTACACTTTGTTTTAATGATCTGCTGAAGGTCTTTATTTAATTCACAGGCTAATACATTGGCCCCTGCATTATTAAGATAATCAACTATATCACCTTTGCCGGCTTCGGGTTCCAAAATTACTTTGCCGTTAAGGTTAAGCCCCCAAGTCATTTTTCCAATAACTTCTAAGGGAGTGGGGAAAAATTCGCTGTTAAACATGGTATTTATTTTTATCTAAGACTTAGCCCGTAGGCCAAGTTTCGCCGCTTTACGGCTCATCAGTTAGACTAATGCACTTTGTAATTCGGTTAATTTAGTCTTTGGAAATATCCAGCCAGCGCCACAAGAAAGACGAAAATTGAAACGACCCCCCAATTCTTTTAATTTATCTTTTATCGGTTTTGTGTCACCAATTACGGCGATCGCCTTTTCGCTGTAATCTATTATTTGAACAGTTCCGGCCTTTACTTCAACTGGAGAATAGTTTTTAACTTCCGTCTGTTCGCTTTGTTCCGGGATAAAATAGCGACCTTCGGCGGCTGCAATTTGTAAGGCTTCCAGGCTGCGGCCGTCTATATTAGTCTTACTTATTTCCCAGCCGCTTCTGTACTGGCTGCCTAAATAATAACCAGATCCCATACTATACTTTTCGCGGTGTTCGTCTTCCGGTGTCCAAAATTCGTTTTCTCCTTCTGGTTTTTCTGGCTTTACACTGTATTTATTTATTTCTTCAATAGGACAATTGGCGGCGGCTTTTCTCATTTCGTCGAATAAATCCCGGCCATGTTTACTAAAAGCTAAAAAAACTGTTTGTGTTGAATGACTTGCAAAATAATCGCTTTGGATGTCGCTATCATCTTCCATAAGATTTGCAACGATCGCATGGCTTACGCCTTCCGGGATTGCGTTAATAATCTCAGCGCCCTTTTTTATTTTTTCTGATCTCTCAATTTGGGCGGCTTCGCGCTGTTCTTTGTCTGCCTTTTCTTTTAATTCTACTTTTACTCTTGCGGCTGCTACTGCGGCTTTTACTTCATTAACTTCTATCACATCGCCTTTTTTGTAATAAATACCGATGCCAAATTTTTCTTCAATTGGCCTAATGTGTTCTTCTGTTGATAAAGTAAGTGTTTCAAGATTTACGGTTTTGTACCTGCTCCCCTCTATTTCATAAACGGCAAGTCTTTCGTGCCCTTGTTCGTCCTGTCCGTAACCATTTAAAAATAGAATTTGGCCGACTTGAATTTCCAACGCATCTTTTTTAATTGGTAATTCGTTCGCTTCCTTTAATCTTTCAAACTCAGCCAATCCGGCGTTAAACACTTCCAAGAGTTTCTTTTCTGTTGCCCTTTCGCCTGGTTTAGCTTGCGCAAGTGTCAAAGAAGGATCAGAAAATAAAGCGTGTGAAAATGTCTGATAGCCGCTGCGCTCCTCACATACTCCAAATTGAGCAGTGCAGGAAATAATATTTTTGTAATTCTTACCGGTTGATATTTGAACATCCCAGCCATTAACATTTTTAATTGTCTTTCTCATAGTATTAATTTTTAGAATTGAATTGTGAAAAATTGGAAGGGGTTTCAAAGTTCCAGTTACGGAGAACTGCGATGATTTGTTTTATTAGCTTTTTCATATTGTTTTTGCTCAATATAATGCAAACAGCGTGCCAAAGTTATAAACCTAAGGTTATAACGTAAAATATACTTAACTATATAGATGTTTCACGTGGAACGTGTATTTTATTCTACATTGTGGGAAATGAGTGGGGAAATTATTACTCAACTTAATATCGTGCCAAAGTTCATTTGTCGTGGCGTTCATTGCGAAGTCTTGTTTCAATATCTTTTAGGATAGATAATCCATAAGGAGTAAGCGAATATTTGCGGGCTGTGTTTCTTATTATATATCCATTGGCTGTGAGATAATCAAGATATTGAGTTAATACACCTCGATCTCTTCCTCTCTTAACCTTAGTAAGAACGTTTAATATTGCTAACCAGCCAACAGGCTGAAGTAAACTAATAGCGTGTAAAATGAAGATGTATTCAGGCTTTATAGTAGCTTTGGCAATAGCCTTATTATATAAGAAACAGCGTGAAAGGTAGCTTAGTTTCAAATGATTATTATGTTAAGTAGAATAATGAATGGGAATTAACTATGTCTTTAGTTATAGATGGAAACACCACATTCCCACACTCACACTTTCCCTTCTCAAACATTATGTTAAATAGAATATTTCCTTCAATCATTCCAATTTAATTATAGTTATTTTAAAAAATAGTTATTTGTAAACGCATCAATTCGTTGTTGTTACTTTGTAGCGAAGTATTTTCCCTCCTTTTGAAAAAGTAAATTGACACCCCACCTGGTTCGCCAAAACCCATTTCCCATCTGAGTTTGACCCCGCCTTAATCTACATGTACCCCATCATCACAACTACATTAATCTTTTTAAAACTGTTGTTACTTCTTGACCTTCATATTGTTACTTGCTTAAATATCCCGCTTGTATTTAGAGTTCTTTTTGATCAAAATATCAATCAATTTGAACAAAGTTTGAACCAGGGGGACGATAAAAAGCAGAGAAATAATTATTATCCAGAAGTAAAAATAACCTTTCAGGACGGTGTGAACTAATTCCATGAATTTGGGTGTTTAGTATGGAAGTTCGCGTAATAAAAAATCGTGCCATGTTTACAAAGAACTGAAAATAGTTCAAAAAACGGTTAAGTAATAGTCTGGTTTTCGTGCTTTATGCGTTTACTCAGTCACTACCTAACCGTTTAAAGAACTACCGCAAAGCTAATTAAATAATCCGAAAAAAGATACAATATGTACCGAAAAAGATTAAATTTGTGGGAGTAGAAAAGTAGTACTAAGAATATTAAGAATGGAATGTAGATAAGTCATTGATTATTAATGGTGGTTAGTGTCATTTATGTCCTTCATAGTGCCAACGGTGGCACAAAACAGTAAATATGGAGTATTTAAACAGTCCATTTAAGGTTATAGATGGAGCAATAAAAGAGTGTTTTAAAAGGGTAGAGGGTGGTGATTACGAATTAGCTGATACTAGTAGTGGCGAGATCAATGTATTCCGGAAAGCGGCAAAGAATAAAAGAGTTCTTGTTGATACTGCCAATTATGTTAAGTTCTTTCGGGAAGGATTGGTTATAGTTTCCGGTTTAGGTTTTGGCGCTTTGTCTATGTTTATTTATATAGCCATTAATTTAAAGCCTCATATAGATGTTATTTCACTTCCTTGTGATATTGTATGTAAATCTTGTAATTTCAGTCGTAGGAGTTATTATAGAAATATATCCTTATTAATTGAGAAGCAGGTTATCGCCAGAAAACAGGGTAGTAGCATCGAGTTCTTCGTTAATATCAACTATGTGTTTAATGGGAGTAGGTTGAAGATAAAGTGAAAATATTTGTATCAATATCCCTTTGGTCTAAAAACTTAATATCTGATATATACCTGATTAAAGATTTCCTTTCTTCCTCGGTTAAGGGTTTATCTTCCAATTCTCCATTCTTTAGCATCTCCAATGCTTCGCTTAATGCCTCATCTTCATTTGATAGCCATTCTGAATTTTCAAGTATATATTTTACTACCTTTTTAAGACTTTTCTTTGAAATGTACATTATCATTATATTTTTAAAATATAGCCGCCGGTTTCCGCAACCCAAAAAAATATTTTTAAGTTCCGGCAGCTAAGGATTTTAATACTTCAGGGTAAGAACTTTTACCACGTTCATTTGGGCATTAAGAATTTCTCCTAATGCTTTTCCTTTAATAAGGTTATACAAGTAAGTTGGAGGTTCTGTACCTATTGCGGCATCGTTGTTATATACTAAATCGGCAAGATCAGCGCAAAGTCTTTTTGCCTTACCAACCTTATCATCATTTGAAGGATTAAAATTCAATCCTACTAATTTTTCTCCGAAAGTAAGTTCTCTTTCTCTTAATTGAGTATCGGATGGATCACGTTCTGAATCTGGATATGATTCCTTTATTACCGGATCTGGGTTAAAATCTGAAAGTACTGACATTTTATTTAGGTTTAATTGGTTACTTAATAGAAAGTAGGCATGATTATCACACCTACATTGGAGTTTACTTCTTCCCGAAAACGTTTTTAGCCATTAGAGCTTGCTTTTTCGCTTTAGGGCCGTCTGAGCCTTTTAAGGCTGCTGAGAATTTAGCTTGTGGGATAGTCTTACCCATAGGAGTATTAGTGCTCTTATGAAGCCCTCCTTTCTGAAATACCAGCGGCTTTTTACCTTTTTCTTTGATTATTGTTTTCATTGATTTTTATTTTGGTTTTATAAAATGTGGTTTTCGTATTGTGTATGTATTTGATGAAGTACGAATTGCCATCACAGTAATTATCAATATGGTTACACATATAGCAACGGTAAAAAATATAAATATTATCGCTCTCATTTCGGTTGGTTTTAAATTATTTCTACATCAGGGAATATTTCTTTAATTCTTTTAAAAGTGAAGTAAACATCGATACCCTTTTTAAAATCCCTTAATTCTTTTGGTGTCATAAATTTCTCAGCGAACTCAATTTCAATCTTATCATCTACCCAATTTTTCAATTGCGTCTCATCCTCAGTATAAGAAGGTTTTTTATTAGACATCATTCTCATATCTGCTGAAGATAAATGCCACATTGCAGGTGAACCATAGGTCATTTTCCTTTTACATTCTGCATTATAAAAAATATAAAAAGCTGCACTATATACTCCGAGCGAAATTAAGGTGCATCTTTCCTTGTTCTCATTAATAATATTTAGAATTAATTTTGAAACGCACTCTTTGCCTCCTACTGAATTAATGATAATAGTTATTTCTTCCGAAGGAGTTTCATTCATAAACCCTAAAAATCTATTTAATAGTTCCTCAACTATCCTACCGTCAAGATGGAAATATTTCATTTGTTTTATTTTAGATCAGAACGGAAGATCATCTGATGTTTCCTCTACCACTTCTGCCTCACTTATGATCGGTTTCTTTTCCAGCTTATTAGTTACTTCAATTCTCCAGGCATCAAGATTGGTAAAGTACAAGGTTTTCCCGTCTTTTTCGTACTTAGATCCGCGAAGATTGAATTGCACCTTTAATTCATCTCCAATATTTGCATCATTGAGTAAGTCTGCTTTGTTCTGTGATGCTTGTAGTTTGATGTAATTAATGAAGGTCTTACTGTTGGCTTCTTCGGTTTGCTCCAGTACAAAATCACGTACTTTAAATGTTTCTGTACGCTGGATAGTTTCTGATTTGAAAATTAGTTTTCCTATTACTTCGTAGCTCATTGTTTTTGTTCTTTATTTATTTTAGAAAAAAGTTTCTCTGCTCTTAAATGACTATCAAACTTTGATTCCATTGAGTATGCTAAATATTCTTCTATTGAATTTAATTCATCCCTTGTTAAGGTTGAGATAAACAATTTATTGTCGAATAGCATATCAACAATTTGTTTTGCGTCATTTTTAAAATATGTTTCAGTCATAATTAATAGTTTAATTCTCTTTCATCTATTGGTTGTTTATATTTTTAATTTTTATTTTCCATTGCATCCAAAAGTTTTATTATCTTTTTAGCCGCATTTTCTTTGTTGATTGATATTACATATAGACAATATGGCTCGCACTCAAACTTATTTTCTACTCTCTTGATAAGTTCCTTTGTTCGCATATTAAACTGCCATACAGATTGTCCTTTGTGCATATTTTTATTGTTTATTCCATCGTCTAAAAGGCGCCGGATCTAAAATCATATCGTTGTCAAAAGGTGAAAAAAATGAAAAATACTTTTCATAGACTTCTTTTCTAACAACTTCATCCCCCCACTTTTCAATCATTTCACCGTAACCTCTCCAGTGACTTCCTATATTTTCTGGTAGAGTTGTAGCCTTGTATGCTTTTGCTCCGTTTAATGCCTTGTTCTTAAACTGCTCCCATGTTCTGTAGGGAAAGTGCCTTATTTCTAAACAATTTGATTTTACTTGTGGTACAGGTAGTCTTACTGAATGATTACCTTGTTCAATAACCATATCCTTATGATATTTTACAGCCATTTTTAGAAGCGCACCTTTTTCTTTTTGTCTCCACACAATACTTTCAAATGGGATTATACTATCAACATCTATACTTGTTGGAAAATGATTGTATAATGAAGCCTCGATAACATTTATATTCTCAGGCAATGATTTTATAACATCTGAAATTTTCCCTTCATGTGCAAACCATATTTCATCTGCATCCATTGGTATGATCCAATCTGCGCTAAATTCATTATACGCTTTATGAGCAAGTGCTGTCATCTTTTCGGATTGATAATACCCTACTTCCTTATCCTCCAAAATAATTATTTGGCAGGTAGAACCATTAAGAACATCTTTAGCTTTATTTATTTCAGCAAGAGTTTTATCGGTACTCATATTATCGGCTACAATAATTACGTCAATACCTTCCTCGGCCATATTCAACAAAGAATGATAGATTATATCTTCTTCGTTTTTAACCATCGTTATTGCTGCTATCTTCATTACTTTATTTTTTCAAAAACCATTAACGTTTTCCGTAAATAAGAAACATGATCTTCTACCGTTGATCTTACTTCTTCCGTCTTTTCTTTGTTAAACCAAAATCCTTTTCCTTGAAATAGATTAATCACGTAGTCGTTGTTTTTGCAATTTACATGACCTATGCCCGGTTGGTCTTCAACTGCTACTGATAACACAAGTTTATTATCGCATAAACGGCAAATATTATCTACAAACACACTTTCAAATTCAGGTGGAATATGCTCAAAAACTTCAATGGAAATAACATTACCTTTTTGTGGAATAAAAATTGGATGGGTTAAATCAGCACATAAAATATCATCGAAATCAAAACTATCTAACTTGCTACCTTCAATTCCTGATAAATCCATAAATCCAACATCTTTCAAGTATTGCAAGTATGTTCCTCTGCCGCATCCAATATCAAATACTGTATTATCTTTTTCAAAGTATTTTGAAATAAACCTTGCAGTATAATAACTGAAAGCGTGAGCGAAGTTTTCTTCATTAGTCCAAATACCTGTCTTTCCTATCATAGTTTTAATAATTTATTCCTGCGCGGGTTATCCCAATGTGTTCCACTTTTGGCTTATCAAATTTTCCGCCATAAAAGCAAGATTTGTAATTAGGATTTTTAAAAAGTTCATGAGTAAATATGCCTTCACTATCAGGAACCAACGGCCACCCTCTGTCAATCACCCATTTTGATATCAGACTTGGATTGGTGGTAAAAAACTGCCTGTGTTCAGTCCATGATAAATCACCTACGTTTTTTTCTTCGTACTGATCAGGCCACAGCTCAACTATTCCTCCGGCTTTCTTTTCTTCTTCATTCCATGCCTGACGTTTTAAGGCTACCTGAACTAAGTTTCTATCGTACTCCAAAATTTCAATCATTTTCTCTACATCAATTTCTTCATTGAAGGTAAAGTCATCCTCAGTGCTGAAAACGAAGTCTGATGATGGCCAAATTCTTTTCCATGCGGTGTTGTAAACTCTGGCAAATCCCATTTTTGTATTGTGGTTAATTGTAAAAAAGGAATAAATATCTGCAAGTTCCTTTACCTTATTTCTAAATCTTATATCTATACAATCATTTACGATAATCTTCTCTACAAAAGGATATTTCACATTATTGTATAAAGAGTTCATTGTTTTTTCCAAATACTCCAACCTTCCGTCGGTGATTATTACAAGTGAAACGTTTTTCATGCTATTTTCCTCCTTTGTTTTGCTTCTGAAACAATTTGGTTTAAGATTGCGTTCTGATCTTTACTCCGGCTATTCTCTCTTTGATGTACTTTGTAAATTGCGTTGGTACATTGCTTAATGACGGCACCGGCTTCTTCCATCCTTAGCCATAAATCGTAGTCTTCGAGTGAAGGTAAATTTCTAAATCCTCCTGCCTTTTTGAATAATTCAGTATTTATCATCGGGCCAATGACTATATAATTCTGTCCTTCAATTAAATTCTTTGGTGTGTACCACCGTTGATCGTCGGAAATTGTTCCATCTGGGTAAATATTCCTAACAAAAGGAACTCTTATATCTCCTTCACCACTGAGCATTGACTTTATGTAGTGGTAATCAAGTTCGTCATCAGCGTCAAGAAAAATAATATACTGCGTATCAACATTTAGTCCGGCGTTCCTTGCGTCTTGTAAATAATCTCCTTTGCTTATTAAAATCCTGTCAGCAGGAATAGATTGGTTCAATACCGACCACAAAGCCCTTTGTATAAAAGGATTCCATATTGCTATGTCACCGTACCAACCTATTATTACCGTTACTGATTTCATTCTGTTCCTAAGTTGAAATAATTGTCGTTGTAAAGCCGGTTGTATATTTTAATCTGCCGGTGCATCAATTCATCTTTTTTAGTAGGTTCAATTGTGTTTAATGTATTACTCCCGTTTTCTACATGATGAACTACTGAGTTGGTAACTAAAATATGCTTTTCCCCAGCGTTCATAAGAATTTTCGCAGTTGCATTGTCGCTGGCCCAAAACTTTACTCCTTCATCAAGTTTCATTTTATCCCAAAGGCTTCTTTTCCAAACAATGCACCATCCGACAAACTCTTTTCTTACCTCGTAACCAAAGTGAACTCCGGTATTTTCACCTATTCCGGTTTTATTTTCAAAGTTTGAAATAGGGCTATAAGGACAGGCAGAACTTACATTGTGTTCTTCCATCGCTTCTATTATTTTTGTCGCCCAATTGTCAATAAATATTAAATCGTTATTACAAAATGCTATATATTCTGAACTACCTAATGCCGCTCCCTGGTTAAGATATTTATTGTAGCAAAATTCTCCTTCCTGTTTTATTGTAAGAGCATTAAAAAATTTACAGTCTTGCTTCTCTATTACAATAATATTTACCTCTACATTCTTTTCGCTATCTGTAGCCGTGTCAATAGTTTGCTGTGTCAATCGCCTTAGTCCTTCATTCTTTGCATCAGAAACAATAATAGCATCTATTGATTTCATTGGTGTATTAGTTTGCCTTTTAATAAGTTGTCGAAATTGGTTTTACCTCGCTCTACATCGCTGTACCCATTGTGTTGAATAGCTGCGAAGGGGTAACAAACGTGGTAATCTCCTTTACCGGCAAGTTCGGTGTCCAAATGTTTTGTTTCATCAATGCCTAAGAAAGTATCGTAGAACTTTGCTTTAATAATGTACAGGTGAAGCGAAGAAAAGTCGGTTGTTTTACCGTCTTTAATTTCTCCCCTGTATATTCCCCCTAAATAAAGGTCAAAATCTTCCGGTTTCTTACTGAGAAAGTATTCATAACCATCTTCTGCAGGAAATTTAATATCATCCTCTGCAATCGTTATCTCAGGAAGTTCATATTGTTTGGCATAGGCCACTATCTGCTTGTGTGCTTTTGATACGCCTTTACATACAGGATTATCAACAATGCCATCCCAAAAACGGTAGTCAGTTATTCCCTGCTGAATCATTTCCTGCTCCACTATTCTTTTTCTTTCACTTCTGTATGGTATGTTGATTATGTGTACCATTATTTCAGATTTTTTATCTCGGTAATTATATCCTCTATACCCATAGAGATAACAAATGCTGTCAGCCAAAATGCAAAGAGATAATCGTTATTCAGATAAACTACCGCATTTATTAATGAAATTATTGAGAAAATTATATAGAAGTATTTCATTTTATTCGTTTTCAGTTTCAGGCCTGTCCTCAAAGCACATAATATCTGCTTGGTTTAACAGTAAAAGCCCTTTGATTGTTGTTCCGGCGTTCTTCGGGTATGTTACTAAGTCACCCACTCCAAGTAACATTGGGTCATCTTTGGTTCCACTTCCGGTAGATACTACTATGCCATCCCTGGTAACTGAATCCTCAAGTAATACTACACCGCCTTCGGATAATGATTTCTCTGCTTTTATGGGTTCTACAAAAACCCTTGCGTGTAATGGTATCATGTCTTTTGATAAGATATTATTGTGATTAATAGATAAATATTTTACTCCTTCATGTTCAAATCGGTAGCCAGTGTAGAAGTTAAACCCTACTTGGTCGCCGTCTTTAAGATTATCATTTGGAGCAATAGAGATTATAGTTCCTGTATTAGTGGGCTTTCTGGCTTCATCAGGAATAACGATGCCGTTTACCCGTGTAGGTGGTGTATCAGGTAGGATAATAGCCTGCACACCGGAAAAATTAAGATTGCTCAAAATCTATTTAGTTGAATTAGATGGTAAAGATACATAGTGTATCGTAAATAAAAAAATATTTTAATGAAAAAAGCCACCCTTTCGGATGGCTCGCCATTTATCAATTCAAAACCTCGTTCACTAGTTCTTTATCTTCTCCTTCAAGTCCCCATTTGCTTACAATTAAGTAGCCTCCTTTTACTGGCTGCAAAACTATTGGGTCAGGTACGTTAGATAGTTTGTAACCATCTTCAACACGCATCCATTTGGTATCAAAATCTTTTACAGGAGCACAAATTTTAAATTCAGGTTTTACGTGGGTCTTCTCACGTTCGCCAAAGTTAGCTTGTTCCAATGCTGAGTATATCGGAGCACTTGAACCAACTGAATTTATAGAATTGCCAATACTGGAAACACCACCAAGTAGGTTACCAAATGAATTAGAAGCCATTAATGCGTTTCTTTGTGTTTGCTCATTAAGCCTTCTTTCCCATAACATTTGCTGCTCATACATTATTCTATCTATACTATAGTTTGGTGAATACCGGACAACCATATCTTCCTGCCTCAATTTAAACCCTTCTATTTCGGATAAATTCTTTTCAGGAATATCGCCGATGTATTTACTGGCTTCCCCACAAAGCAAACCGTATTTTTTACAGATACGCTCTACCTCGGCTTCGTTAATGAACTTATTGAATGGATACCATTGTTTGAAGTACATGATATTTTCAGAAAGCTCTTTGCTTTTAGCAACATCATTTACTTGTTGCTGCGCTTCTGCGACTGTTTTGGCACTTGAAAAGCCGATGCTTTTTAGCCGGTCTGCTTTGGCGATTTTATTTGTATCGCTTTTCGATAGGATTTCTTTTGCTTCGGATAGAAGTCTTTCGGTTGATGAATCAAATTCTTCATGAATTTCTGCGATTAAAACATTTGGATCTTTAAAAGAATCCACGATCTTTTTTTTGAGATTAAACATAATTAAAAAGTTTAGTTGTGAATTGAAGCAGCTAAGGTACACTATGTACCGATACAAACAAAATTTTTCTCCCCTTATTTTGCGATACATATTATACCGCTAATTATAACTTTGTTTGGAAGATATGCAAGCACTTAAAAAATTTTTAGTACAGCTTGAAAAGGCTTACATGGATGAAGTACAAACTAAGTCCGGTATTGTATTGTACCGCGATACTTCATTCCATCCTGAGTTTTATGCACAAACAAATGGTGTTGTTACCCGTGTTCCAAAATTCAATGACATTGACGTAACCGAAGGTGATCAAATATACTTTTCTTATCAGGTAATTGAAGATAAAATCCAAAGAGACCGCGATACCGACATTCATAAAAACCTTCTCTTTCGTAAAGGTAAAAAGGTATGGATGGTAGCGCCTGAACACATTTATTTCAGGGTAAGGGACGATCAAATGGAAATGCTTAACGGCTATGTTTTACTGGATTTTATTGAAGAAGAAACTACCTCAACTTTAATTGTACCTGATTACCTAAAAAAGGTAAAACTTATAGGACAGGCAAGAGTTGTGGCAGCAAAAAAACATAAGAGAGACGATGTTATCTTCTTTGATAAGAGTTATGTTGAAACCTATGAACTTTTTGGAAGGGAGTATTACATTTTACACGAAACAAGAATCCTTGCCAAACTATGACAATCGAAGATGTACATAAGTGGATAAACTTTATCGCGGATAAGTCGATCGACAATTATTTCACTTCTGATGAGATTGATAGAAGTCTTGATAGGGCACAAATAGCATACTTTAATTCTGAATACTCTTATTATGCACTGGCTGAAAAACTACAAGATAGCCTTTCGCCTTTTAAGGTAACATACAATTTTCTTACATCTGATACGCCTTCCGGTGTTATTACGCTTACTTCTGATTATATGTATATGACCGGAGGCTATGTTACAGTGGTAATAAATGGCAATACAAGGAACAAATCATTAAAAATTCTTTCAGAAGATGAAGTTGCTTACAGGCTTGAATCTAAGCTACGTCCTGTTAGTACATCTAAACCGTTCGCCACTATATACGGAAAAGTATCGGGTATTACTTTGATTCAGCTTTATCCTAAAACATCTATGGCCGGAACAATCTTCTATTTAAGAAGGCCAGCCGTACCAAAGTTTGCTTATACACAAGTTGGAAGGGTGATAACCTACGATCCAACAAACTCCGTACAGCTTGAATGGGGTGAAAGTGAGATAGGTGAAATAATGATAAGGGCTTTAGAATACCTCGGAGTAAATGCACAAGATCAAACGGTTGCTCAATTCGCTGACTTAAAAAGTAAAGAAGTAAACTAATGACCTCGAAATATAAAATAGCGGAACAAGTTCTTCTCTTACTTAAAGGAGGAAATATTAAAGCGGCTACTTCTATTGAGATGGAAGATATTATGGAGGCCGTAGGGCAGTCTATAAATACTCATTTTAAGCAGGAACATTTAAGCGTAAATATGCCGTCCGGTGAAACTATCCCCGAAGGTTGTATGCTTACTTACTATGACGGTATTGTCCCAGTTCAATATAAAACGGTTTCAAAAATAACATTACCGGCTACTCCGGTTGCACTACCTCGCAATATGGGAATATTCCATGTAAGCAGGACTGCAGACATTGACAACGGATTTATCCCTGCGCAAAACGGCCAATTAGCTTTAATAAAAGGTGAAAGATTGATAAGTGGTGTATTAGGACAAGTGGTTTATACTCCTTACGGTAATGATCTTGTTTTCAATGTTGACTTAACTACTGAAGTAGGTGTTACGATAATTGTCGGGTTGGTGGTAATGGATATTTCTAAGTATGATGATTATGACCTTCTGCCTATACCTGCGGATATGGAAGGGTTGGTAGCGAAGGAATGTTTTCAATTATTCGCTTCTCAAATGCCTGGAAGTAAAATCGTAGATCCATCTTCTGAACGTTCACCACAAACACAACAACAATGAGATTTCAAACCTTAGACAATATTGTTCGTAGTGCTTTGATGCAGAAGTCATATCCAATACACTTTTATCTGCAAGGATTAAAGAGTGCTTCCGACTGCCTTCGTGAATTAACATTTGATTCTCTTAGAAATATTAATACAATCATGCTTCCGGTTTCCGCAACAGGAACCATTGATATTCCCTGTGATTGTGTTGACATGATTAAAGTAGGTGTACCAACAGGGCAATATGTAAAGCCTTTGGTAAAAAAAGATACAATTAATAGATTGCCTGACCTTAACAGTAGCGGACAACCTATAAATTATCCTGCACCGGACAATGTTGATCTGACTTATATTCCTTTCTTATTACAGAGCGATTATTTTACTGACGACTATGAACCTCTTGGAAGATTTTTTGGCTTTAGTGCCGACTGGCTTACGGACGGTTACAAAGTAATCAGAGAAAGGGGAATCATCCAAATTGATCAGTCTATTGCTGATCCTTCAATTTATTTAGAATATATCAGCGATGGGCAATCTTCTGACAATGCTACAATGATTCATCCTTACGCTCAGAAAACTATTGAGGCTTATATCTTCTGGCAGTTTAAAGAACATAGCAGGTCTTATAGTCCTACTGAAAGGCAGCTTGCGCAGAAAGAGTTTGAATCGCAAAGGAGAACACTAAGAGCACGATTGAATGGGCTTACCAAAGATGACTATGTAAGAATTGTAAGAACCGGATATTCTGCAACTATAAAAGGATGACAATAAAAACTGACTTCTCGGGTGGTTTAAATAGTGATGTTGCTCCGCAAAAGTTACAGCCGACAGACTATATGAATCTTCAAAATATGAGGATGGGTTCTACCGATAAAGGGCGTACTGGACAAATGGAATCCATAGGTTCTTCACTCCTTGTTACAAATCCTTACCTACTTCCAACATCTCCTTATGGAACTTCCTTATGTAATGGTTCGGTAGAAGATAATGCCCGGCAAAGATTTTATCAATTTGTTTGGAACCAAACAGGTTATCATGCGATATACTGTTATGATGGTACAACGGTTTATAAAGTTTTACTGGATGCACAGGTTGAAGGTGGTCTTAATTTAGATAAAGATTTTTACATTCACTCTGCAGAAGTAGTAGGAAATCTTCTTATATGGACTGACAACAATCAGGAACAGAAGTGTATCAACGTTGAGGCCGGAATAAAACTCAACCATTCTTCTTACGTTACTACCGAAGCGGCTTATGCTACTCCGATAAAGTACACCACTACCACTTTAATAAAGCGGCCTCCGATATTTCCTCTTACATGGGCAAAGAGTACGGATGCTGGCTACCCGAATAATTTTATTGCTAAGAATGCTTACCAGTTTTCTTACAGGTACAGATATAGAGATTATCAAAATTCTGTTTTATCTACTTATTCACGACTTGTTTCCTTTAATGGAAACTCTGAAACCTTTAATAAGATCACAGTAACCGTACCCACAACAGAGTATATTGATGATGATATTTTTGCGATAGATGTTTGTGTTAAGTACGGCAATTTCGGAAAGACGTTTATAGTAAAGTCATGGGATAAAACCTCTGATACTGCAGCTATTACGGCTCACAATGCCGGTACTGCTCTTAGTTTTGGTTTTTACGATGATCTTTCTGGGATAGCACTTGATGATGTTTCGGCTAACACTCCTTTTGATAGCGTACCCTTACTATCTGAAACTTTATCAGTAGCAAAAAACCGGATTTTTCTTGGGCATAACTTGTTTGGATATAATACACCTTCGGCTTCAAGTCTTGGGGTTACCGTACAAACATTTGATACAGGGGGGTCGGGTTCTTACGCTGGTCGGTACAAGGATATGAACCTTAAATATTACTACCCTGATGCGCCTTCTGTTTTAATTGATAAATCACTACCTTACGTTTATGTTGCTACGCTTGCGACTTCTTCTTACTATTACGGCCCTATGGTGGGAGGAACGTCTCTTAACGCCTCCGACGCAATAACATCGTGGAACACAGAAATAAACCTTGCTTACTACATAATAAGGAATAATGTTAATGTACCTGCAGGTGCTTTGTGGTCTTATTCATCTGTGACATTTACTGACTTAGGGCCGGACTGTACTATTATTGTCGCTGCACCTACATCTTCGTTATTACAGTTTTTTAAATCAAACTCTACTTACAGAACTTCTATTGCTTTTTATGACAGGTTTAGAAGGAAATGCGGTATAGTTAAAAACTACATAAGTTCAACTATTCCGGTACGGACTTATAATCAATCAGTCTTTTCTTCTATACTAGCATGGACATTAAGTAATGCTGGTGCTTTAACAGAGATACCGGATTGGGCTTATTATTACCAGATACAGATAACTAAAAATCAAACTACTCGATTCTTTGAGCAAATTAACTCACCAAAGAGTTCTTATGTTACAAAATCTACTTCAGGAGTATTAACTTATAATCAAACAACGTGGGCGATAAACACGAATTACGCGGTATCTTTTGATCTGACACAACTTATTTCTAACGGTCTTGGATATACTTACAATGACGGTGATTTTCTTATAATCTATAAAAGTGACGGCACTTCGGTAACTATTCCCGTTTTGGGAACTGACGGTAATAATGTTCTTTGTCATCCAACAGATGTAGGTGATCTCACAGGAACCGTACAATTTCTTGTTGAAATTTACACACCTTATAAAGCGTCCGTTACAGAACCTTTCTATGAAACAGGAGATGTAATGCCTATATTACTCCCCGGAACTTCAAGCCGTACTTATTCTTCCCTTAGTGGTCAGATAAACGGCGACTGTTATGCTTTTGAAAGAAATAACGGCGCCAGCGTTTATTTTGTTGAAGCTATGTCACCAAATGATTTGGTATGGCAGATATGGCAAACTGATTCAGGGTGGCCGAATGAAGTAGATAGTATCGGGCAAAAATTAATCAAAGGATCTATCGCATTTAGTGACACTTACATTGAAGGAACAAAAGTAAACGGGTTAGGTTCTTTTCAACCTTTAAATACCGATAATATCTCAATAGAGAATGGTGCGTTAAGAAAACTTATCCTTACCTCAAAAACTAAGGCCGAAGGTTCAATCATGCTGGCTATATGTGAAAATAAAACCCTTTCTGTTTACCTGGGAGAAAGTGTTTTGACAAGTGCTACCGGAGAAAATACTGCTATTGCTCAATCCAGTAACACGATAGGGCAGATAAACCCTCTTAAAGGCGGCTATGGCACTATAAATCCTGAAAGTGTTGTAGAATACAGGGGTGGTGTATTTTGGTTTGATGCCAATGCCGGTTGTTGGGCATTTTATTCTTCCAGTGGTGTTCACTCTCTAAATAAAGGAAGAACAGAAAGGTTTGCTAAATTATATTCTGATCAGTATAAAAGTTTGACATCTGCTGAAATAGAGGCTTTAGGAAACCGCCCATTGATAATAGGTGGTGTAGATATTTACCACAAAGAAATGCTTTGGAGCATTCCAAAGATAGGCGATAATCCTAACGGAACTATTGCCGATATAAGTATGGACTACCCTTATGACCTTTTGGACTTTCAGGGAAAGACAATCGTATTAAAAGGTGAATTTGTAGGTATGCGTTCTTATGGTACTGAATACTTTTCATTTCAGGGGGCATTTATGGGCAGTTATTCTTTTAATGCAGAATCTTTCATATCAATAGCAAATAAGTTATTTTATTTTAATGCCGGGAACATTTATCAGTGCAATCAAACATCACTCTATAATAATTTTAGTGGAGTGCAACAGAAGGCACGGATAATGTTTGCTATCAATGCTGAACCTTCTAAACCGAAAGTACTATCAGCTATATCAGTAGAGGCAAATGTAAGCCCTGATTACGTACATTTCAGGACTGAATACCCTGACATACAAAGTTCTGATTTTGTGACTGCCGACTTCACTGAAAAAGAAGGTATATTTTACGCTTCCGCTTTGAGAGATAGATTATCACCGAACAGTGCCGGTACTTATGATGAAAAACTATTTACCGGCGATAAGTTAAGAGGAACTTATGTTTATGTTTTAATAGAGTTTTGGACTTCCTCAATAGTGCAACTAAAAGCCGTTAATGTAAGTTTTGTTGATTCCATCGGGCATCGGGTTTAAATATTTCTCCCCTCTTTTTTAGGTACATAATGTACCCTCCGTTTTAACTTTGTTCAAACGAATAAAATATGGGATTACCTTTTTTAGATATAGCCAATACTGCCGCTAATTTAATCAATGGAGTATTTAAAGGTATTCAAGGCCACAAGCAGCAAAAAATGGCAGATGCTATTCATCCTGTAAATGCGGTGTATCATACCTCTCCTTATGCTCAAAACCAACTATCTACTGTTCAACAGATGATGAACGGGCGTATGGCGGGGGCCGCAAATGAACAACAGAATATCGCAGGGAATTTCGCTAACTCTATGGCGGGAGTGGACAGAAACTCTACCAACGGTTCACAATCACTTGCTATGCTGGCAGGATTAAACGGTAACGCTAATAACGCTTACAATCAACTCGGACAACAAGAGGCTGCTAACAAACAAAACTTACTCGGTTATTTATCTTCCGCTAATCAGGGAATGACACAGGAGAATATGAATATGTACCAAGATCAGTTAAGGAATTACAATAACGACTTACAGGCTAAGAATGCGCTTCAAAATGCTGCATGGAATAATAAAGGGGGAATGATGGATAGTTTTTCTAATGCTCTTGTTGGTGCGGGGCAAATGGCGCAAGGCGGTAGTTTTGGCGGTGGTGGGGGTGGTCAAATGGGTAGTATGGGAATTACGCCAATGGTTCAAAATGTCGGACAGGTAGGGAATTACATACAGCCCGGTCAATTAAACGGTGGTAGTTATATTAATCCATTTATAAAATAAACATGGGAGCACCAGGATCAGGAGCACAGAACGCAGGGTACGCAGTTACCTATGGTGATTTAGGTGAAACTAACAGAAATAATCTTGTTAGGATGCTAGATCAGCAAAATCAGGCTCGGCAAGATCAAGCAGATGCTCAACAACAAGCGGATGCTGCTCATAAATTCGCTCTACAAAAATATTACGGGAAGGAATTTGATCCCTCCAACTACAATACCCAAAATGATTTAAACCAGCGTATAACTCAGATGTCCGGTGATTCACTAAAAAGAGTTTCTGATTTAATAAATAGCGGGGCCAGTGATCAGGATATAGAAGCTGCGGCTAATCAAGAGGTAGGTGGATTACGACAAACCTATCAGTTAGGAACAGCGTTACAAAACAATATCAATACTTCTTTGGAAGGTTATAAGGCTGATAAAACATTGGCGCCTTACTATGGCGCTCTTGCTAAGAATACAGAGTTAAATGTTCTTTATAAGAAAGATCCGGCTACTGGTAAACTTGTATTGAAAAGCAATGATGAACTTTCACAACTTGACCCAAGCCATAATTACGCTGCCGATGTTTTACAAAACAATCCTCAGTTAGTGATGCCGGGTAATGTTGATTGGCAAGGTTATAAAAAAGCGTTCACTCCTGTAAGTCAGGAACTATCAGGCGAGCACTACACATCTCCCGGTGTTAAGAGTAAAAACGATTTCAAAGCTACATGGCTTGATGGATTGCAAAATTTAGTTAGAGATGATAAAGGGGCGTACCATGTATCAACACTTTCTGATCCTATCACAACAACCGATGCAAACGGGAAACAAGTTCAGATAGATGCGTTGCCACAAAGTTCTATTGATACAATGCAATCAACTCCAGGAATGAAAGCTCAATTAGATGTTGCTACGATGCACTATTTAGCGCAACATTCACCTAACGTATCGGTGGCTCCCGGTACTCCGGCCTTTGAGAATGCAAAGCGTATCATGGCTTACCAGATGACAAAAGATTGGGGAGCAAAATCAATAAGTGATAAACAGAGTGTCAATAAATCTGAGGCCTTGACTAAAATAGAATTGGGTTATCCAATGCCCGGAAGTGGTGGTGCTGCAGCAGGTAATAAAAATGATGAAACACAAGCGTCATTCAGCGACATTTCTAATACTCCTTTTGTTGGAGATAACGGTGTAAAGGGAACTATCACAAACGGACAATTTCAACCTGCAAAGAGAGGTGCATTTGCGCCCTTATACGGTACACCTAAATATAATGGTGGTGAAATGACAGGAACTATACCTATTTCAAACCTCCCTTTATCAGTAAGAGATGCAGTAGCCAAATGGTCACCACATAACGATATTAAAAATGAGATTGACCCTACAACCTTTGATCCTACAAATCAGGTAAAGGTAAAGATAGAAAATGGGCAGGTTACGGGAGTAATGACAAAATCAGGACAATGGTTTGATGTGAATAGCAGGACAAATTCTGATATTAAATTACAGAACTCAAAAACGTCTATTAAGAATAAGCAGAACTACAAACTTCCTGATGCTAAAGGAGGCAAAAATGCTAAAGATTACAACTTGTAATTATGACTGATCCTAAATTAGACTATACAAGCAGAGTTTATAGTGCCCTTAAAGACAATTTACAGGGTTTTGATAAAACACCGGGACAGTTTCTTGATTCTATGCAAGACCCTGATTACAGAAGTAGGGTTTATGCTGCCTTGAAAGATAACTTACAAGGATTTGATAAAACACCGGAAGAGTTTAATAATTCAGTTGTACCTCAAAAAAAAAATTCTTTAGGAACTTCTACCCCAACTCAGTACGTAGCCGCACCGGCAGACTTAACAGAATCATCACCTTCTTCCGACGCTGCTACACCTTCGTCAAGTCAATCCGCATCACAGCCAGCCGCTTTTGATCCGAATACTTTCATGAGCCAATCAAGGGCTAACGTATTAGGTAATCAATCGGCACAAGATAATTTATCTGCACAGGCGAACGTACCTAAACAAGTAGTTCAAAAGCAGGTACAGGAAATACAACAGAACGCTAATAATTCAGTTAAGGCAGAGCCGGTAACTAAACAGGCGCAAATAAAAACAGATGACCAACCTTTCGATCTTACAAAATCTATTGAAACTGATTTCCCTGGCACTGATCCTAACCAAATATTAGGTAACAAAGACTTGCTCAGTGGTTACTATAAACAAAAGAATGATCTTTTGCAGAACCAGATTAACCAAATGGAAGCTAGTGAGAAAAGGGGTGTAATGGGTGGGGCAATAGCCAAACTGAAAGATGAACAACAGGCTTTAACTCAGCAAGTATATCATTATAATTCTATTCATGCAGGGCTTGAAGGGGGTGGTGATCCGGTAAAGACAGGACTTATCTTAGGTCAATCAATGGGTGATCCACAAGCGGCACAACAGGCACGTTTGATGGCTAAGGGGATTCCTATAAACCCTATTCAGCAAGTAAATACAGAAAATGCCGGAATTGATGCACAGATAACTACTTTAAACGCTCAGAACGACAACGATCCGCAAAATCCGCAATATTTACAACAACTTGCTAATCTACAAAATCAGAAAGCAACGATATTACAAAGGCACCCGGAAGCCTTAAGACAGCTTTGGAGCGATAAGATAGGCGAATATATTGCCAAACATTTAACTCCGTTGGAAATAAATACCGGGATATATCCAAAATCATTATCAGAGTACATATCTGATATGAAAAAAGACGGTATTGACGTACCTGATGCAGTGGCAAAAAATATCTCATGGCCTGATAATTTACCTAAAGATATGGCCGGAAAACTTCTTTCTGGCTTTATGGGAACTTTTTCAAATATGGCAGGTGGTATAGAAAGAATGGGAGGAAATACGTTAGGAGTAGATAAAGATGTTTTAAATCAGGATATTCAGCAAGGACAGACTAATTTAAACAAGAACTTCAATCTTGACAATCCTGAAAGTGAAGCATTGGCGAATAAGGTACTACCTCAATCATCTATTACCGCAGGCAATGTAATGAAGGGAATTGGTAGTCTTGCTTCATTTGTTCTAACGGCTAATAATGTGGGTAAGGTAGCTGAAAACGTATTAGCTGATGCAGCGCCGGGAATGACCGATGCGGCCTCAACAGCACTTGCTAATCATATAGGAACGGATGCTACGGTATTCGCCTCATCTTATGAACCTAACTATCAAAAGGCACGTCAAATAATTGGTGATAATCCGGGAGACGAAGGTAAGAGAAACGTATCTGCAATGTTAGGTTCTTTAATAGATGCAGCAGTTTTCCATTTACCGATAGGGAAGTATGGTGATGCGCTTACAGCAGGTAAAACAGAACTTACCGATGTGATAAAAGATTTGCCTTCGGACCTGCAAGGATTAAGCAGTGAAACATTGAATACCAATCTTAAAAAATACTTACAAAAGCCTCTTGCCAATATTCTTGAATCAGCTAAAAACACAACTGAGGAAGCCGGTAAGTTTGGCGCCATGCAAACAGCAGGTGTACTATTAAAACATATTTCTCAAAGTGTTATTGCCAACAATAAAAATAGCTCAGAAGATTGGGCAAATGTACCTTCCGAAATAGCTGATGAATGGGAAACACTTCCTACGTCTTTAATGCCTGGTATTTTTGGCATTAACTTGTTAGGAGGTATGAATGCCAGCAATTTCAGAAAACAGTCAATGTATGATGCTTTTGCTAATCCTCAACGTACCTTATCTGACTTAGGGAAAGCTCAGGATGCAGGATTAATAACACCCGATGAATATGCGAAAAGAGCCGAAGTAATAAATGTAGGTTCAAAGATTTTAAATGAAACTCCACAAAGCAATCCTTCAACCGGACAGCCATTAACACACGATCAGGCTGTAACATGGGTAAATAACAGATTACAGGAATACGCTTTGGAAGCTAAGAAAACAGGCGTTAAGGATGACAAGGTATTATTTAAATTCTACGATGGGAAGATTAAAGAATTACAAGGCCAAAGAGAACAAATATTAAACCCTGTAGCTCCTGTAATCCCAGAAGCGAAAGTTAGTGAAAAGCCCGTTGAAAAACCTATTGAAAAAACTGCGCCCGTAAGTGCAGCAGAAAAGCCGGCTGAACCCGTAAGTTCTCCGGTTATTTCTGATCTTACTAACAGCGATGTAGTAATGAATGATGAAAGAGGAAAACTGAGAACCGATGAAGAAAATAATGTGTTATTTGACAACGGCACAAAAGAAACGCTTTTAGGAAAGACTACCGATGAAAAATTCAATAACTCAAATGCTTCTGATTACGGTATAAAACCTGCCCCAAAAGTAGAGGTAAAAGGCGATAACGTAAATATTGATGGTGAAGATTTTACCCTTAAACCAAACGGTGAATCATTCAATAAAGACAATAACGGTAATTTAGCTTCTGTAACCCTTACAAACAGTGACGGACAGGATAGAACTTTCAGAGATAAAGAATTAGCACTCGATGTTGCTATTGCTAAAAACCAACATGATTTTGAAAGTAAGCTTGAACCTCCGGACTATGCCGTACACCAACAGGTAGTAAATGATATAGCAAAGAAATCTTTAGGACAGAAAGCAAACGATATTATAGATTCAATGCCGGAAGAAGTAGCTGATACTTTTGCCGCAATGGACAATAAGATTGAAGCCCTTGCACCGGAAGAAACGCAAGCAATGGTAATCCGTTCAAGTGAATGGGCAGATCAGGCACGACAAAAAATAGCAGAAAGCGATAGCAGCGACAAAGAAAAAGCCGATGCTACGAAAATGTTAGATAAATTTGATAAAGATTTAAACAAATATTATGGCAAACTTGAAAAGCAAAGAAAAAGTCAAGCTAATGCTGATGTCAAAAGAGGACAGGCTGAAAACCTTGCAGCAGCTAAACAGCGTGCAAAAGCCGAAAGAGAACAAGCCAAACAGTTAGAACTTGAAGATACCAGACAGCAGGATTTAACGGAAGGGTTTGGTGGCAGATCAGGCAGAACAAGGCTTTATAAAATGGTTAATGAAGTAGATGAGCCTACCGATGTCGAAGGGAAGATATTACAATACTTCGCAGGTGGTGGTAAAGTTCATCCTGATAGTTTTAGCACTGAAGTTGTACATAAGAAAAGAGCCGGTTATGGAGAACAGGGCACTCAAGCTTCGGACGTTAAAGATAATACACTTGTAAAAGCTACCGATGAAAACGGTAAACTATATCCGACAGTTTCACAACTTGCGGAAGGTTGGGGCGACGGCACAAATGATCATGAGATAAGAAATAAAATAATCAGTACCTTGCAGGAGCATGGAAGTAGGGAAGATGCAGCAACTAAATTTGTAAACACTTATCATCTTGAACATATACAGGCTATGCACGATCAGGCAGAACGTGATCATTGGGAAGCCGAGCACCAGAAAGAAGTAGCTGCAGAAGAAAAGTGGCTTGAAGATGAGGCTAACAAACAATCAGAGTTTGAATCAACACCAGAATACGTACAACAATTAATAGACCATGAAAGTAGCAAAACTTCACCAAATGCTGAAACCACTGACACCGGAAGTAAGAAAGAGGGTAATACATCATCTGGCAGTGGACAGGGCAATGCAAAAAGCGGGGGTAGGAATACCGATGCAGAAGGGGGCGATAAAAGCACCAAACCTGAACCAGATAAGTCAAAACCAGCAGACAGCCAACAACAAGGTGATAAAGGCCAACCAGTAAAAGAAAAGGTTGCAAAACTTTCTACCGAAGATAAAAAATCTTTAGCCAAAGCTATATTATCCGGAGATACCGAAACTGTAAATAAAATACTTGGTAATGAAAAATTGGATAAGAGTAGTAAGATGTTTAAATTAGGAGAACAAGACACTTTTTATCACGCCTCAAATAAAAAAAGAGTTGGGAAATTAGAAGAAAATGATGCAACTCAATTTGGTAAAGGAATTTATTTTACAACAGAAAAGGATAAGGCAGTTAATGAATTTGGAAACCATGTTACTGAGGCAAAATTAAACATTGAAAACCCGGTTTATACCAATACAAAAGATTGGGCGAATGTTACTGATTTAGCGGAAAAAAACGCTATCAATGATTACAATAAAAAACACAATTTTACAGAAGATGATAATGGTTATAAGCAATATTGGGATTATTCAGAATTACCTTCAAAATATATTTCAGATGCAGCGAAAGAATTAGGATTTGATGCAATAGTTGATAAACATAGTGCTGCTTATAAAAACGAAATTTTAGTATTAGATAAAAATAAAGTTATTTATCCGGAAGATAATAACAGTAAACAAACAAATAATGCAGAAATAAATACTGATAACGGCAAAATGCCTATTGAACAGTACGTATCAAGGGCTAAATCTGTTTTATCATCTTTATTCCCCGAAGCTAAATTTGAAACTTACGATAAGACTTCTGACTATGTTGCTAACGGTGGCCCCCGCGATTCAAGGGGCGTATCAAAAGTAGATGCTGAAGGTAATAGAACTATCATGCTCGATCTTCAAAAGTTACGTGAAGATGGTTCTGGCCGAACAGCTTTCCATGAAGTAATACATCCTATTGTTGATGAAGTGGTAGGCGAACACCCCGAAGAACTAAATCCTTTATGGAATGACCTTGCTCAACAAATGCAAGGTGTAGAAGGGTTTGATGCAGTACTTCACCACACTTTAAATTACGGCGTTAATGAACACCCTGCCGCCGAAGGGATAACAGAACTTCTAACACAAATATCAGAAGGTAATATTAAATTGGAAGATATACCTCCGGCAAAGAAAGGGGTTATCATTGACCTGTTAAATAAGATACTTGAAAAACTTGGATTAAAGATACGTTTCGGGCAACAGTATGATTTTAAATCCTTCGCTACCGATATTAAAAAAGCCTTCGATACAGGCGATACAGAATCGCTAAAAAAGGTAGTGGATAAAGGTAATGGTGGCAGTGACAAAGCCGATAAAGGCAATAGCATTCCCGATAGAATACAACAGTTAAAGGATCTCGATTATTCGGACGATGAAATTAAAGATACTCTCAAAGATTTAGGTTACAAGGATGATCAGATAAAGCAACTACTGTCACCGGAAAATAAATATACTTCCATTAAAAACCAGATAGTAGATGATGAACGTGCCCAACAGGGTAAACAACCTTTAAAGAGTACTGGTGATGGTACAATGGATGCCTTTGACAAAACAAAAGCACGTATTGAAAGTGGCGATATTTCACTGGAACATATCAGGGATTTAAGTGCCTCCCTTGCAAGTGGTTTTGATGATTTTCATACAAACCTATCGGTAACAGAAATGCACCATGCTTTACTGTACGATCGTAATACACTTCAACAAAAAGGTGCTGAGATAGACAATGGATTGACAGAGGCCAGAGAGAAAGGAGATAAGAAAGCCGAAGCTATGTGGATGGGTAAACGTGCCCAAAACGAAATGTTGCTTGAAAACAATGATCTTGCTGCAAGAAGGTTAGGTAGGGAATGGAGTGACGTAGGTCGCGCAAGACAACTATTAATCAAACAGGATTACACTCTTGAAGCCCTGACAAGAAAATATAAGGCGGCCAACGGTGGCGATATACCTGAGCACGTAAAAGATAAATTAAGAGACCTTGCAAAACAGGTTGAAAGCAAAGACTTGTCTATTCAGGATATGCAGTCGAAGCAGGCCGAAGCAGAAAAGGAAATAAGCGACCTTAAATTACTTATCGAAGGTGAGAAAGAAAATCGTAAAAATAATGCAGACCAACAGGGCGCACTTGACAACCTTGCAAAAGAAGTAAAATCACAGGTAAAATCACAAGGTAAGCGTACCATAGAGAAGATAAAATTTGAGCGTGAAAATATAAAAGCCTCTTTAAAAAACAAGTGGCAAAATCATATTAAGGGTGGAAGTGCTGGTATGAACAATATCATTCCTCTTGACATGGTGCCCGATCTTGTAAAGTTGGCTAAAAGTTATATCGAGGAAGGTTTGGCTGTTGGTAAAGAAGCTATACTGGATAAAATAATTGACAGGGTACATAAAGACGTTGTTGATGCTCTTGGGAATCCTGATATTGATAAAACTTCTGTACGTGATGCTATCACAGGCTACGGCAAGATTAAAAAGCCAAATGATAATCCGGTAGAAAAAGCCTTTAGAGATATTACCGCACAAGGTAGATTAGTAAGTAGTATAGAACTTGCCAACAAGGGCGAAAATCCGCTTAAATCCGGCGCTCAAAGAGATAAGCCTACACCTGAACAACGAAGGCTGCAAAAAGAGCTTAACAAGGCTATAAAAGACAATAATATTCAGGTTAAGTCACCGGAAGAACAAATCAAGACTTCCCTGGATGCCGCAAAAACCCGTTTAAAAAATCAGATTGAGGATTTATCCGATGCTATTGACCGTAATGAAAAAATCGTTAAGGACAGAAAAGGGATTGAGTATGATCAGGAAGCAAACGATCTGAAAGCGCAAAGAGATGATTTACGTGATGAGTATGATAAAGTATTCGGCACCAACAAGGAATTAACTGATGAAGATAGAATAGAGAGAGCCTCAAAAGCCGTTCAAAAATCTATTGACAAATTAACTGAACGTATTTCCAATAAAGACTTCTCACAAAATAAGAAAACCGATCTTAAAAGTGAAAGCCTTGATGCGCTCAAAAAGAAACGTGAAGATTTAAAGAACGTCTATAATAAACTTATGGATGCCGAAGGTGAAACCAATCGCCGGAAGTTGGAGGCCATGAAGAAAAATATCGCTAAGAGAACTGCGTATCTTAAAGAAATCAGAGATACTAATAATCTTGATAAACTTTTGGCTGACAGGGTTAAGAAGAAAACCGTACTTGATGCTGAAGCCTTAAAACTACGTGCCGAACAACAAAAAGTTAAGAATGATGTTGATAACATGATAGGCATACGGGAGTTTAATAATATGGGTGCTCTTGGTAAGGCTATACATTGGGGTAACAGGTTCGTCAACGGTGTTTTAATATCCAATCCCGTCATCCTTGCACGTATCATAGGTTCCGTAATTGGGAGGGCTACATTTAAAGCGCCAACAGAAGCCGTAAAATATGGAGTAAGTAAAATGTTTCCGGAACTTGCAAAAGGTGCTCATACGGAAGCTATAACAACCAGACACGATCTTGCTGAACATATTGCTACCTTCTATTCTACTTTATTCAGTAAAGAGAACTTTCAGGATATGAAGTTTGCCTTTAAAAATCACAATACGAAGGAAGATTTAACTCTTGGCCGCAATTATAAGAAGTTACCTATCCCAGATATAAAGGTAACAGGTATGAAAACTTTTATACAAAACTCCTTCTTCCAAACAATGAAGGTATTAGATAAGAATGCTTCACTTCATGGTGCAGAAAAGTCTCTTGTTTCTCTACCCGAATATAGGGCGTATCAAAAAACTATTGGCGCCAACCTAATCAGGGAAGGTGTGAAACCGGAAGAACTAGGCAATGCTACTTTGCAGGAAGCTATTAATCAACGTGCCTTTAGGAAGTCTTTACGTGCTAAATTTATGCAGGATAACTTTGTAACAAAATTACAAGGTGATATGGAGGAGGGTTTAAGAAGAAGGGGAATGCCTAACGGGGCTGAATTAGTAAAAGGACTTGCGCCAATCACTAAGATTTCTTCCAACTACATTAGTGAAGCCTTGACTAAAATGCCTGTGGTTGGAATGACAGCGGCGTATAAACCAATATTTAAGATATTTTCCAATGCTTTAGGTAAGGATTCACCACTTTCAGAAAACGAAAAATCTGTATTACTTAGAACGCTTACTTTTCAGGGCGTTGGTGCGCTTACGTATGCTCTCGGATATGCGTTGCACTCTCACTTTAATCCATTCTACCAATCTTCTGCAAGTAAATATGCCCAACAAAAACAGGGTGATGAAGAAAGTCCCTGGTTAAAATTATATGAAACACTTTCTCACTTTCCGGATGCCCTTGTATTTAATGCCGGCGTTTCGCATGGATGGGTATGGGATAAATATGATCAAGAACACCCCGGCGAAGCAAGTATGTCAACATTCATGGGTTCCCTTCCGAATGTACTTGCAGAAAACGCAAGAAGCGTAGGCTCATCTTCTCCGTATCTTCAATCAGCCAGCACAGTTATTAACCCGCTTGTTACCGGTAAAGGATTGGGGAAAGCCGCTGCTAACTTCATAAAAGCAAGAACACCATTTTCTACTACCAGTTCTGAGATTGCACAAGGACAAATACCTGTACTTAATAAGTTTGGAATAAAATCAGGACACGAAGAAAAAGTGAAGCCTTATGAAGTAGGTATTTATCCTAAAACCTTCATGGATAATATAAAAATGGGCGTACCTGGATGGCGGCAGGAAGTACTTAAGAAATTATTGGCAGAAAAAGAGGCTAAGAAACCACACGAAACTAATTTAGAAAAGCATGATGCTAAAATCAAAGCACATGAAAAGGCAATAAAAACGGCTGAATTTAAACAGCAGATAGGGGAATAATTCATGACTTTATTCCTAATGCTTCAAGGTGTAATTACACTATGTATCAATAATAAACAAATATTTCTCCTCGCATTTTACGATACATACTGTACCGACAGGATTAATTTTGTTGGAGAAATATTATTATGGCCGATTACTCACAGGAATCGTTTAAAAATTGTTTATTTAATCCTTTCGCTAAGGACTTAACTGGCAAATATCCTGCTTTAAAAGACTTGCTACCACAAGGGGAGCATGGTGAAAAAGTGCTTAAATATATTCTCTTTCTCTATGATCCTAAATCTCCTTTCATACGGGATATACGCAACATTAAAACACGGAAACAGGAAGCGGCAAAACTCGCCGGATTCGACCTGCAAAAAGACAGCGATTTTTTAGATAGTGTTTACTCATTCAAAAATAAAGAAGCCGCAGCCAAAGCTATAAAGTTCCTAAAAGAGTTTATTCATGACAGAACATGGTCAATGATTGTATCACATGAGCAAACTTTTTATGAGTACAATGAGCGATTAATGAAGCCGGTAGAGGATGATAAGGATACTACAAAAGAAAAGGACGTAATGGCTACGATAGTCCTGAAATCTAAGCTGGTGCAGGACTTAAAGGAGATACACACTATACTCAAAGAATATTACAAAGAGATTTTTGAAGATGATGATTTGAGAGAACAGGTAATAAACAATCGTATTTCACCCGAAACTATGGCGCGTGTATAATCCTATACCAGATGGAAGCTCTATAATTTTAGAAGGTGTTACCTGCTACATACCTCCTTTGGGGATGGGTAGTCATTCAGAAACGGGTGCTTTAAAACCGACGGATATTATTAAGCGTTCCGGTAAAAAAGAAGAACAATACTGGGAAAGAACTCTATTACCCAAAGATTTTGAAAAGAAAGCCTTAATAGAGAAGAAAAAAGACGAAGAAGTAAAAGCTGCGGAAAAGAGGGCTGCAGAAGCCTCAAACAGACCCGTTGAAGATGTTGGCTATTCTGATCCAGACCTTGACGCTTTTAGAATACAGGAGTGGCATAGGAGAATGTACGGTGTATGGTTTTGGAACAACGGTGTTCCGGTTTACATTACCGGCCTTCACTATTTCTTCCTTAACTATTGGCACCTTGATTCCGGTTATCCAGACTTTCGTATCATAGACTTGGAAAAGGCTTATTTGTGGCAGGTAGTGGTTGAAGATCCGCACGCGGTAGGGATGATTGAGGTAAGAAAAAGGCGTGACGGAAAATCCTTCTTTGCTGGTTGTATGTTGTTTGAAAGTCTTTCAAGAACCTACGGAACTATTGAGGGTGGTATTATATCTTACAACAAAGATTCTGCTTCTGAATTTTTCTCTAAAACTATCGTATCTCCGTTTAAAAGGCTTGCTTCTTTCTTTGTTCCAATATGGGACACTTCAAGCACTCTAAAAAGTGATATTAGTTTCACTCAACCTTCGGTAAAAGGCAAGAACAATAACATTCACAATAATGGGCAGGAACTTGGTTCTTACCTGACTTTCATGGATTCAAAACCCAAAGCGTATGATGGTCACAAACTTAAAAGGGGCGTTGTGGATGAAGTCTTTAAGACTGAGGTAGATTGTTTTAAAAGACACCTTGTTATTAAGTATTGTGCTACTGATCATACCGGAGCTATAACAGGAAAAATCCTTTACACTTCTACGGTAGAGGAAATAGGTGTTAAATACAAAGGTGATAAGTTTTGGGCGCAGAATGATCAACTAAGGAGAATGCCCGTTTCAGATTCAGTAGAAAGGGGCGGTGAACTGTATTGCTTTTTTATGCCGGCGTACAGATCAGGTAAATACGACAAGTACGGTTACTGCGATGAAGCCAAAGAAAAACAGCGTATAAAAGATTCTCAAAGGCAGTACCAGGATAGCGAATCAGACCTTATAGCTGACATGAGGAAAAATCCTTTTGATGTTATACAGGCTTTTAGAATTACTTCTAATACGTGCCACTTCCCGCAATCAAAACTACACGAACGTATAGACGAAATAGGATGGACAAATATGGTTCAAAGAGGTGATTTAGTTTGGGATAAAGGCGAACATCTTACCAAAGTAAATTTCGTTCCTAATAAAAATTCAGGCAAGTTTTATATCTGTACCGGATTCAAGTTTGATAACGAAACTGATATTAATAATGTAATGAAAAGAGGCAACGGTTATCAACCGGCCAACACTTCAAAGTATGTTATTGGTTTAGATCCTTATGATCATGACATAACGGAGGATAACCGGAAGTCAAATGCTGCTTTTTATGTGTTTAAGAAGCATAATCCTATGAAGCCTTCCGATCCTTATAATAAGGCATTTGTCATGGAATACGTTTACAGGCCAGCGACGGCGGCTATGATGTACGACGATGTTTTAAAGGCTTGCTTTTACTTCGGGTGCTCACTATTATTTGAAAGTAATAAACCCGGAGTTCGTACTTACTTCAGAGATAATAATTGCAATTCATTCCTTATACAACTTGACGATTATAAAGATTCCGGTATTCCGGCTAGCCCTGCCAATAAGCAATCAGGCGTTGATCTTCTTGAAGAATACATAAACGAAAATCTTGATAAAGTTTACTTCAAAAGATTACTCCAAAGCTGGATAAAATTCAATGTCAACGATACCCAAAAAGAAGATGAAACTATGGCTTCTATGTGGACACTGTGGGCTGACAAATACAAAATTATTAAAAGAGACCCTGGCAAATTAAGGCCAATAACTGATTACGTTAAAAAATACAAAACAGCATGAGTGATTCAACTTTTCCGGCAGACAGCATAGACCCTAAATTGAAAAATCAGGACTACTGTAAGAGATATGCCGAAGCTATTTATAATAACTGGATTCATGTAGTGCCTAAAACACTCTTTTCTCATGCTGCCGATAAGTATGAAAGGATAAAATCTTATGCTCTTGGCTACCAGATTCTTGCTAAGTATCAAAAAGGTATGGGAGTAGATAAAGAAGATGATAGTTCTTACCTTAATATTGACTGGTCAATACGTCCTATTGTTTCCAAATTCAGGAGGATAGCACTCGGTAAACTGGAAAAGGCCGAATACAATGTAAATTTTCATCCCATTGACCCTTTGGCCCGCGATGAGGTATCAAAATATTACAGCGACATAAAGGCGAAGATGATTCTTCGGGAAAAAATTTTACAACAACAGCCTCAACTTGCCGACTTACCTGCTTTTAAGAAAAAATTTGGTGATCCCGAAGATATGGAAGAACTGCAGATGCAGATGGACTACGGTTCAAAAACCAATCTATCTATTGAGGCCGAAGAAGGTGTGGGAGTAATTTTCAATGATACCGATAACGATATTTACGAACATAGAAAACTGCAGTTTGAGAATTTATTTGACTATGGCGTAGGTGGACAAAAAGTATGGACAGATGCAAACGGAAGGGTGCGATTCAGAGTGTGTGATTTAAGAAATATTCTGACTAACTATTGCCGCAAAAGAGACTTTAGAGACCTTTCATATGCAGGGGAGATTATAGAAGTTCCTTTAACTGAAATATCCAAACAGTTTGATGCTGAAACAATGGAATATTTAAAAGGAGTAGCCCAAACGGACAACCAGCAGCGTCCTTTAGGTTCAATATTTACCATCTACAGACACGACCCCTCAAAGATCAAAGTATTAGACTGTGAATGGATAACCTATAACACTATTGTCAAAGAGCAAAACGTGGATGCCAAAGGGAATTTAGCCTTTGCCAATGCGAAATACTCTAAAAAAGATTCAGATAAAACTATCGTAATTGACGGCAAGGAACAGCCTAAGTATATTCCTAAAACTATAGAAGTAGTTTATAAGTGTAAATGGATTATCGGAACTGATTTTTGTTATGATTTTGGGATCGCAAAAGATCAGCCGCGTTCTACTAATACTAAGAAGGCTGCTAAGACAGAATTAAGTTATTCTTTTTATGCTCCAGACTTCCATGAAATGAGAGTTTTGTCAATCATGGAACAGTTGATACCTATGGCTGATGAATACCAGTTGCTTGTTTATAAAGTGCAGAACTTAAATAACCGGATGATGCCTTTTGGATGGGCAATAGATTTGGATGCTATTGAAGATGTCGCCCTCGGACAAGGTGGAGAAAACTTAAAACCTTCGGAAGTACTCGATATGTTCTTTCAGAGCCAGCTTTTGGTTTATAGAAAGAAAGACAACGCTAATAATAACATTAATTATAAACCGGTTGAAGTTATACAAACTTCCTTTGCACAGGAAATGCTTGCTTTATATCAGCACATGACTTCTATTATCGCACAGATAAGGGATATAAGCGGTTTAAATGAATTAACTGACGGAAGTACTGCAGGACAAGACAGGATGCCTAACGGACTTATCCAGGCAAATATGGAAAGTGCAAACAACGCACTCTTTGGAATTATAGATGCTGAAAAATGCTTGCTTGAAAAGTTGGCACGTAGTTGTTTTATGAGGTTACAGATAGCGTTAAAAAGAGGCGATTATGGCGGTTATATTAATGCCCTCGGTGGAAATGGAGTGAAGTTGATAACCGTCTCACCTAATCTTGCTTTACATGAGTTTGCTATCGCCTGCGAAGTACGCCCTACGGATGAAATAAAGCAGTTAATCATTCAGGAGATGCAGCCGAATATAGCAGCGGGATATTTAGACCTTTCAGACGTTTTGATTATACTTGATATGTACTCATCAAGGCAAGCGTACCAGTTACTCGCTTACAAGGTGAAGAAAAATAAAGCCTTGATGCAGCAGAACGCTTTACAGAATAATCAGCAGACTATTCAAGGGCAGCAGCAGTCGGTTATGGTGTCAGAGAAGTTAAAACAACAGGGTGAAGCGCTGAAACATCAATACGATATGGAGTATTTGAACAGGGAAATTGAAGGTAATCTTGCCGTTCAGGAACTTAAAAATAAAACAGCAGATACAGCCACTATAATAGGGGCAAATGCTAAAATAATTACGCAAGCTATGAGTGCGGCAGGTGATACTCCGGCAGGTGCCGGACAAGGTATGGCAGGACAACCACAACAAGGACAACCAGATCAATCAGGGTTGCCACCATTACAGCCACCACCTGATCAGCAATCGCAACAAGGAGCACCACAACAGTCTCCACAGCCTGCAATGGCTGGATAAAAAGCCGATATAGACAGCCGCATTTCACAATTGGGGTGGTTGCGGCTAACGGCTACCAAATATTTCTCCCCTTATTTTGAGATACACTATGTATCTATCATTCTAATTTTGTTTTTAGAAAATAGTTTACCCCACTAAACAACAAATTATGTTCATAAAAAAATTCTATGATGCCTTAGAAGGTAAAGGCGGTATAGCCTATAATCCTTTTGAGGGAGCAAAAAGCGGTGATATTTCATTGGTTGACCCTGACGAACCGGAAGTAGAGGCAGATGAAAAACCAGCCGAAGAAAAGGTGGCAAAAGTGCCGGAGGAAAAAGTAGAAGAAAAACCTGCCGAGGAAAAGGTAGATGAAAAAGTGGAAATACCGGAAGAAAAGCCGGAAGAAGTTAAAGAAGAAAAGGTAGTAGTACCAGTTTTAAACTTTGACGAGGAACTTAAAAAGATTGATAAGTATGAAGCCCTTAAAAAACTGGGTTTTGACGATTTTGATATTGACCTTTTAAAATATAAAGAGCAGACAGGGGATTTAACACCTTACTTGGAAGCTAAGACGGTTGATTACTCAAAGTTCACTGACGAGCAGATTATGAAACATGACCTGCGCCAACAGTACAAGGATATGCCGGACAAGGTGTTCGACATGCTTTACGAACAAAAAGTAAATGAACAGTATAAACTTGATGCGGAAGTAAACGGAGAGGCCGCCGCAGAACTGGGCAGGGAGTTATTGAAACACGAAGCTAATAAAATCAGAAAAGGGTTAATAGAAACACAAAGCAAGTTTAAAGCACCGGAGAAGCCTGTTGATGACAGTGCACAGCGTCAACAGGCAGAACAAGAGGCTAAGTACAATGAGTACAAGAGTTTCGTGGATGAGAGCGACCAAACCAAAACCCTACTTAAAGACAAGAAACTTGTTTACGGTAGCGGAGAAACAGCCTTCAACTTCAACGTTGAAAAGCCTAAAGACTTGGTAGAAACTGCCCTTAACCCTAACCTTTTATTTAATGACTTGGTTGATAAGAAAGGGAATGCTGACCTCGCAAAAGTTTACAAGGCTAAAGCCTATATAGCCAACATGGACAAAATTGAGCAGATGCTCATATCTCATGGAGAAACGATAGGCAAAAAAAAGGCATTCGATGAACTTCAAAACCCTACAAAGAAAGATTCGGCCCCGTCAATTACTGATACGTCATTGACACCGGCACAGGCTCTTGCTAAGTTCGGAAAGTTCAAAGAATCGAATTAACAACTTTTATAACAATCTAATTTTTTAATAATGGCTATTACAAGGGGTACTCTAAATAAGGCGTATGTGTCAGCTATTGATATGCTTGACCAACGTGACATCAATCCTGCATTGATAGATGCAGCGAATGATACAGGATTTTTAAAAACAATGCAGTTGCTTGGCAGAACTAAGAAATGCAAAATGCCGGAATACCACCACTTCGTAAACAGCGACTTGTTCGTTGCTACTACTGTTGGTACTACTTCTGGCTCCGGTACTACTGCCGTAACTACTGCTTTAACTGCAGGAAACGGATTCTGGCGTGTAGGTGATGTGGCTAAATTTCCAGCCGGTAATGATGGAGTTGTTTACAGTGTAAGCACTTCTTCCGGCGTTGATACTTTGGTTATAAACTCCGGCGACGGAACAGCCCTTACATTGGTATCAGGAAATGCACTGATTTACAACGGTAACGTAGTAGGTGAAGAAAGTGATGCTGTGACTAACAGGAAGTATGATGTAACAAAATACTCAAACTTAATCCAGGCATTCAGGGAAATTGACGTTATCACTGATATTCAAAAGGTAACTCCTATTGAGTTCAATTATAACGGACAGGCTCTTTATGGTGTTTACGAACACGCGAAGAAAGTACAGGCATTGACCGCCTCTGTGGATATCGCAATGATCGGTGGACAAATTTCTGCTACAAGATACGGTGATGCTTCACCTGCTCTGGTAGATGCCAACGGTAAACCGCTTCAAAAAACAAGAGGTCTTGATCAGTATGCTACCACTTACGGTATTGCTGATACACTTGCTACTGCCGGAACACTTGTCACTGCAGATTTGGCCGACTTTGCGTCTAAATTAAATGCCGCAAAAGCTCCTTTGGAATACATGGGTTACTGTTCTGATGCTTCTAAGATCGTTTACGATACTTATTTTAAAGCACTCGGTTCAAGTGGCATACAGTCTGGACGTATGAATATTGACGGCAAGGATCTCGACTTGACTGTTGACAGCTACACTTTCGGTAGCCGTAAATATTCTTTGATACCGATGCCAATTTTCTCTCATCCTCAGTTGTTTACTGATTCTATTAAGAAAGCCATCTATTGGGTTCCTACCGGAAAAGTAAATGTTGAAGGCGGTGGAATGCAGCCTCGTATTCAGATCAGGTATTTACAACATTCTTTCCCTGGTGGAAATGAAATGATTGGTGAATGGCATACTGGTGCTCTATCTCCTAACGGAAATGGAACAGTTGCTAACTGGCAGGCGCATTGGGAAACCTATCAAGGTCTTGAAGTACTTGGTGCTAACCAGGTTGCTAAACAATCAGGTGTTGCAGCTTAATTAATAAGAAGGCGGGGCAACTCGCCTTCTTTTCTTTATATCTTTTATTAACTAAACAAAAATTTTATGCAAACGTTTGACAACTCAGGCATTAACAAAATCTCAGAAAAATATCAGGCTGAACTCGATAAAAAAATATTATCTGATGGACAGGTAGTACAATTCAAATTACTCGATGGTATTCTAAATCCTGACCCGGATGAAAGAAGGAAGGAAGGGAAAGAAATCATCTGGAAAATGGTGGACGAGATTAGAGGGCATGATAATATTAAAGACCCTTACACTGGGAAGATAGTAGAAATCGGTGTAGTAACAGAAATTGATGAAAAAGGGAAGGCTATATGCGACCAATGGACAATAATGCCAAAAAATACCAATGGATTTATAACTATCGTAGGCGGTAATATAGAGCAGGAAAAGTGGTATGAGTATATGCTTATCTGTAATGAGAACGAAAGCAATCCACACAGGGACAAAAACAAAAAAGCGAAATTCAAACTTATTGACGCTGAAAAAGAAAGTAAAGAAAAGAGCCGCCAGTACGACCTTCTTACCGAAATGCTCGTGTTTGTAAGGGACTTATCCAAATCAGAAAAGATGGAAGTCGCCGGGGCCTATGGATGGGATAGAAATTCAAGCGAAGAAATTATCACTACACGCTTAAAGGAGCTTGTTCTTAAAGATCCAGCAGGGTTTAAGAAAATTGTAGGGAATAAAAATGACTTAGCATTAAGGTCACTCATAAATGAAGCGATTGCAGATAATGTTATCACTTTTAGTCCATTAGAAAACAAATACAATTTCACACAGACCAATGAAGTTATACGATCATTCGATAGAAAAGAAAGCGTGGACACCATAGACCAGCTTGCAGAATGGTTAAAGACTTCTGCTCAAGGGAAAGTAGTTATCAAAAATATAAAGGCACAGCTCAAATCCTCTGTACAAGAGTAATCTCGTTTAGTTGATAAGGGTAGCCGTCTGATCACATTCGTTTCGCACGATAGTCCGAAAGGCGGTTTTTTAAATATTTCTCCCCGTATTTTAGGGTACACCATGTACCTAACCGTCTAACTTTGTTTTAATCTAAATACATGGATTTATCAAGTTATATTTCATTTTTAGTACAGGCAGATGTTACAAATATCTCTGCCCCTGTATTTAAGCTGACTGATAACTCTGTTTACCCGGTTGGTGTAGTTCCTACAGGGATTTTTACTATAACTCAGCCGGATGGAATAACAAGGACGGGAACGTTTACATCCCCGGACATCTCAGGTGGTACTTTAATTGCTTCAATAGCCCTTAGATTGACTTCGGCAAATCTTCTACAGCAGGGAGAATACACCATTAAGTATGAAGTTTCCGCGGATGGATATGTACCTACATTGTTATCACGATCATTCACGATAGGATATACAAAACCAACAGTTGTTCTTACTAAGAATTTTGATGTATTTACTCCGGCTTTAAGTTATGATGATAGTACAGTTTACACTGCCGGAAGTTTCACGCAAACGGTAGTACGTACATGGCAAGCGGTAATGTCGGCGGCGACAATTACGGGCACCAATTCAGCATCTTTTGATCTTAAATATGCGGGTTCTTATTATGATTCTGCTTATGCTATAACCTTTACAGCAACCATAACCTATCAGTCAACAAGTTACAGCTATTTAAGCATCGTTGACTACTTAGAAAGTGTATTTAACGTGGACGTTTATACACCCCCTACTTCTGCTCAGTTACTTACCGATATGACAACGTTAAAAACAAGGCTTGATGCTTTGATTAATAGTTGTCAAAAATACGATAACGCAAAAGCAGATTATGAGTATGCTTACACATTGTACGCTCATGCTCAAAAAAGAATATGCGCTTCTGATAGCGGTGGTGTTGATACTTACATACAGGAAATAATTGACATCTTAAATAATAACGTAACCCTTAGCAGAACACATACAAACGCTCCTATATCGGCTTATGTTTATGATTGCGGTAGCACTCCGGCTCCGGTAGTTCCTTATGTGCTTGAAGTAGTAGCTGGCACTTCAGCAGCAATCTCTGCAGGTATAGTAGTTGGAGCTACAACCTTCGTGAATAGTCTTATTGCAAACAAATACGTGAATGTTTACAGGGGTGGTATAAAAGTTCCTGGTATTGATCCTTTGGACGGCGGAGAATTTTTAACAAAGACTTATTTAAGCAATACTATAACATTCTCAACTCCAATTCAAGATTCAGAATTAATATCCATAAATACGATATGAGAAAAATATTAACCATACTTTTTACGATTTTAAGTTGTGCTGCTATGGCTCAGAAGCCGGTGCAAACAATAGGGAATAAGAACAACATTGTAAAACTTAATGGAGAACTCTCAGTTGACAGTGCTATGTTGTTCCCAAAAGATACTATTCAGTTATTAAGTACTGACAGGGGCCTATCAATAAAAAATAATGAAGTTTATATTTGGAGGGGTTCAAGATGGGATTCTCTTTCAAAATTAATAAACGCTGCGAGTGCCATAAACAACGGTCTTATGTCTACAGGAGGTATAACCTTAGTAGATTCTACCTTAACGATCAACGATACTATAAAATGGAGTTATAACGGAGTTATATACACGAAAGTTACACCTTCATCTTTTATAATTAATTCAGCAGATAGCGGATATTATAGACGTGATTTGATCTACGCTGACACCAGCGGATTGCTTTATAAATTAGTAGGTACAGAAGATACAGCAAGGGCTTTAGTTCCTTCATTGCCTGCAAATTCTATTGTAATAACTATCGTAGATGTTTATGGTAATCAGATTGCGCCACCTGTGGCAGATTCTATTGGGGCAATACCAAATTTACAGAAAGTAACAAACGCAGGTAACTCTACTACTAATCCAATATTCATAAACAGTAATAGTACGCAAACCGCTTTAAAAATTACAAGTGAATTTAATAGAAATAATTATTTGTATGAAAAAAATAGTGATTCTTTAAATTGGGCAGCAACAGGCTTTGTATTTAAGAATAATGTAGCCGATAATCCATCAGATGAATGGACAGGGCATTGGTTAAAATTAATGATGGGAAGTACTACTAATGATCTTAAAACAGATGGTGCAATAATTAGTACCAATGGTTCAGGGGGTATGGAATTTTCAAGTAATTCAGGCAGAATAGTATTTAGTAAAGGTTCAGTAGCTTATCCTTATGGATCACAATATGGATTACACCCTTACAGTGAAATGGGAGCATTTGAAACCAATGGCGATTTCACATTAAAAAAGGTAGATAGTGCAAATGCTGACATAAATAGTGTAGTATGGATGGATAAAGACACTGTAAAAAAAGGTCACTTAAACGATATAACAAAACTAAACATCTCAGACACAGCATCAATGCTTAGTCCGTATTTACGTAAAGTAGATTCCACCAACTCAACAACAGGTTGGACAACGCTTTATCAAAATGGATTGAAGGCAAATATTACAGATACACTTAATCAAAACAGGAATCCATATTGGAAGAAATGGGTAATATTTGGGGATAGTTTTTCTGCTACATCCAATCATTATTACGGAAGGGTTGATACGTTGCTTCATCTTACAGGAACAGTAACAAACGGCGTTTCTGGTAATAGGTTTTATCAACAATCTGCAAAATTAGATTCAATTTTATCAGCCAATCCAACCTATTTTAATTCCTTCAATATAGCAAGTATTTTATTAGGCGTAAATGATTTTGCAGCGAGCGATTCTTTGGGTACTGTAAATGACTCATCAAATAGAACGACTTGCGCAGGGTATTTAAAACACATGATAGAATCCATTTTATCCGCTAATCCGAATATTGAATTATATGTAATGACTCCGCCTGAAGCTAACGGCGCAGGGGTGCTTTATCATGCAACTAATTCAGCCGGGTGGACACTCACAGATTTGGAAGTGTTGATTTCTCAAATATGCGCTAATTATGGTGTACAGTGTATTGACTTACACGCTCTTGCAAACTTTAATTTACAAACAATCCCCACTCTTACATCAGATGGGTTGCACCCAAATTATTATGGAAGTATAGTTCTGGGGAATATAATTGCTCAGGCTTTTGCTGGGCATAATAATAAGGGGAATTTATATGATTCAAAATCATCAATACCGAGCTTACAAAGCGTGATGGATAAGGGTAATTCATCTACTGATTCTATGAAGCTGGGAGGTACAGGAACACCCAAAAGTATGTTAGAACTAACATCTTCTGCACCTGTATTAAGTTTCTCAACCACTTCTAACAGCAATAAATATGGGATTATATTTTACAACTATACAACACCGGAATCTTTTATAAAAATGCAACCTAATGTAGCAGAATTACAATTTAATGTTGGTAGGAATACTACGTGGGGGGGAAATATGACTTTTTATACGGATTCAGTAATGAGGGCTAAAATTAATGATGCGGGAATTTATTTTTATAATCCATTAATTTCAACATCTGCAATTACGGGAACAACAATTACGGGAACAACACTTACGGGAACAACACTTACGGGAACAACACTTAATTTATCAGGGACAATAACCTCATCTTCAAATATCTTTCTTAATCAAACATATTCAGGAACCAGCTATACATACAATAAGTTTAATAATGCAGGTGGTTCATTTTATCTTGGACAAGAAGGTAGTACTGCGGGAGGATTTTACTCAGGTTCATCTGCTTACGCGAGTGTGCTATATAGTGCTAAACCTATACAATTAATATCTAAAGGAATAAAGGAATTACAGGTTGACAGTTCTGGCATTTCAGTAATTGGTAAGGCTAAATACACCACCAATCCCACAATGACTACAGCAGACAGCCTTACTGTTCCTGATAAAAAATATGTGGATAGTGTTCATGCGTTAAGTATTTTATCCGCTTCAAATGGTTTAACAAAAACTGGAAATGATGTTGAGTTAGGTGGAAATCTGACAAAAACAGACTCATTGACATTAAACAGTAAAGAGTTGTACATAATGGGTGCTGGAACAAATAAGATAAGTTTCACAGATAATGGTATTTATTCAAATTATTCGACTGCAACACAGGCAATAAAAGCCGTAAATACAACAGGTTTGGGGGTTTATTCAAGTACATCTACTGGAGCACCTTTCTATGCTGAAAGGACAGATATATCCGGCACTATTTCTCCGATGGTTTCCTTAAATGGTTTTTCAACTTCTACAGTAGCAGGTCAGGGATATTCTATAAAAGCTGGATTACCAACAAGTTCCGGTTCTTCATCAGAAGAGGCAAATATCTCTTTTATTGCCGACAAAATATCAGCAGGTTCAAGTGGAGCGTCTATCCATTTTGGCACAAAAGACACTTCAGATATTAACGGTGTAGTTCACGATAAAGTAGTGTTCAATAATGACGGCAAAATACAATTAAATCAATACGGACAAGGTAACTTCCAAAGCACACCAGCTTATGATCTCTCAGTAACTTCAACAGGAAATATTGTAGAGCGTAGAGACACAATCCCACTCCTTTCCTTCGGTTACGGTTCAGGACTGGCCGCAGATACGATTGCAGCGAGCACAAGTGCTATCTATGGTTCTATGTACAATTCAGGTACCGACACTTTGAATATTACTAAAATGAAGATTGGATTGCAGGGAACTTCTCCTTCTGTGACAGTTACAATTTACTTTAATGATTCTTTGGGAGTGACAGCAGGGGCAACTAAATTGGTAAATGCTGGAAGTGCAGCAACAGATATTTACACAGGAACAACGGTAACAAGTTTTGATAATGCGAAGATACCGCCTGGTAATTGGGTGTGGTGTCAACTGACTTCAATCACAACAAAGCCAACTTATTTATCTGTCACTTTAATAGGAACGAAAAACCATAATTAATGAAAAAACTAATCATATTATTTCTTTTCCCACTTATTGTAAAGGCTCAGATGCCTACGAGCAGCACTTTGTTGTATAATTTCAATATGGCAGATGCTAATGCGCTAACATCAATAAATGGTGCAGATACTACTTTATTTTATGCCGAAAATACTACTCCTTATGGTGAATTTTACGATGCTGCAAGCGTTAATTGGTATGTAGGAAGAAATGCAGGTTTTGGTGAGCAGATCAAAAGTGGTGCATTATGGAGTACAATTAAAGATGGTACACCTGTTGGGTCTGGCTACCCACGTTCAGAAATGACACTTTCGCAATATAGTTTCACTATTGATACTTCCCATACTTACACGCTTGAATGGAAAGGTTATTTTCCACAAAATTATAATTATCTAACAAGTTGGTATCAAATTTTAGTGGCTATGCAGATTCATAGTCTTACTCAGGTTGCAACAGTGTGGGGAATTGATCTTGATACAAGCAGCAATTTAATAAGCGGTGATGTACATGATGTAGGGGGTGGAACACTTGTTACGGCTAATACCACAATTGGAACTTTATCTGGTTGGTATAATATACCACATACAGTAAGGGTAACACTCAGAGAAGGTAAAGGCTATACAGGCCAAACAGCATTCTTTCATTTGCAAGTTGATGGGGTTACAAAATATAGGCGTGATACAGGACAAGTAGGGCACTTTGACGATTATGTGAAGTTCGGAGGGTTGTATGATTGGAATAGTGCAATGGTTAATGTAGATAGTACAACAAGGGGTAGAAGATTTTCTTTGGTAACCCAAAGCTATAAAGTTTATCAAGACGTTTCAGATATAGCGGATGCCCCTACTGTTTCAATGTCGGGCAATCAGGCTATCAGTACAAGTTCAACAAGTATTTATTCAACAGCTATATGGGCCGCCGGTCATTCAGGTACTTATGCGTGGACGAAAACAAGCGGGCCTGCTGCAACAATAACTTCATCAACTTCTGCAAGTACCACAGTAACAGGATTAACGACAGGAATTTATGTTTTTAGAAATACACTTACACAGGATGATGGACAAACGGTTTACGGAGAAGTAACGGTAAATGTTAGTTCACCTCCCTTTTCTAATGTTCGTATCATCCATAACAATATTATTTTTCAGTGAAGATTTTACTTACCATATTAATTCTTTTCTCTTTAAAGGTAAGTGCTCAGGATTCAGCTTATTGGAACAGCTACAATCACACTTTATACCAATTCCAACAAAGCTATGACGGTATTAATTGGATAACAATAGGAACTGTAAGAGGAAAAATAACTGACACAGCTTTTGTTTACAAAGCTCCAAATATTTCAGGAGGCTATTTCAGAGTAAAAGCAGATAATGTGGTGAGCAAAACAATCCTTGTTACTTCGGTGACACCTGTAAAAATGATCAATGTTTTTATACAAAATGGAGTGCTTAACTGGACAAGTGAAAATGAAGATAATTTGGATTACTATTCTATCATCGAAAGTACCGACGGGATTCATTTTTCAGAAATTAATAGGGTAAAAGCAACGGGGAATCAAACTTATAAAATTAAATTATGAAAAAACTATTAACAATCGCAATCGTTCTTTTTTCACTTTCAGCCACAGCGCAAAAAAGTGACACTCTTACTATTCCTATAGGAAAAGTGAAGTTCATCAAAATTGGTGAAAAGGTTTATAAGGTAGTAACCACTTTGGAAGAAGTAAAAAAAGATGAAGGTTTTATTTGGAAAGGTAGTATTTCGCCGATTTATCATGGTGGAATTTATACACCATTCGTTATTGATTCTTCTTCCGGATACGATAAAAATGTTTTAAATCCTGTTTTTGACACCACGAATAATTTTCATTTGTCTAACCAATGAAAAAACTTGCAATCATAGTACTATTTTTCGTTTGTGGGTGTACAGTGAGCAAACCAGTTGTTAATCCGCCTGTAAAAAAGATTTATAAAATAGTAGCAGTAGACAAAGATGGGAATAGATCAGATTCAATAATTGTAAAATGAAAGAAGAAACAATAATTACGGTAGTAGGATGGCTAATAATATTAGCTGTAATGACAATGATTTTTTATGAAATGTTCAATGTAAAATTTTAAAATGAAATGACAGACGATTTACAAACAGCTAACGCAGGTGCAGGTGTTTCTTTTTTCGGGACAATTTTTTTGCAGATTATGCACTCGCAAACGCTTGCCACTTATGTTGCTACATTGGCGACTATTTTTTGTGCTTTATTAGCATCCTCTATCTATATCATTAAGATAGTAGAAAAATTTCACGAACATCAAAGAAACAAAAAAAATAAATTATGAAAAAGTTCTTTCAGGAAGTTTGGGCACGATTAAAATTGCCTTCACCTTCATTTTTTCAGATCATTCAATGGTTATCCGCAGCGGTGGCTTTCGTTACTGGCTTACCACAATTATTAGCAAGTTATCAGGCGCAATTACCAATTACTTTTCCTGCATGGATTTTTACCTTTTCAAATAAGGCGGCAATGTGGGCCGGAGTTATTGGATTCTTTGTTGCCAAATTACCTGTAAAAAATGATAGTGCTATTTCGGTAAACCCGAATGGCGATATTAAACCTTTGCTACCCTTTACAAAAGCAAACTCATAATGCAAATAGACTTTTATAAAATAGCTTTTTGGCTGCTCGTAATATTCGAGATAGCTTATTATTTATTATTCATTAAAAATTAAACCAATGAAACCATTAAAATTTTCCTTCTTACTTGTGATTGCTTTTGCTTTTACGAGCTGCAGCCTTTTTAAAAAACTATCCGCGCCACACTACAATTCAGCTACTTATCAGGCAGCCGTGTCTGTTGATAGTACAATGAATGCGCTTTATACAGGCTTTACCAATGGCGCCAATTTAAGTTACGATGCTAACAGTACAATTTATGATGATGCAGAAGCGATTATCAATACTAAAATAAGCATTGATTCAACAAGAAAATATCCTACTCAAATTTTAACCATTGATAAAACATATTTGGATATTGTCGAATCAGCAAGGCAGGATCATAAAAAAGACGGCAATATTTCAACCAATCATATTAGCGTCAATGGAGCCTTATTAAGACAAATCGGGCACATACTTGTCACTACAGAAAAAACTTATAAATAACCTAAAAAAAATAAAATTATGTCAGACATAAAAACAATTATAAGCAACATTTACACCACTTTCGCGGGTGAGGTCGTTACCGCTATTGGTACGGATTCAAAACAATTATTAACTACAGGAGCCGGATATTTAGCAGACGCAAAATCATCATTAACAGCTATAGGAATGGCTGCACTGGCCCCGACAGATCCAATGAGTTGGCAGGAAGTGAAATTAAAATTAGCAGCCGAAGGCAAAATTGCAGAAGCCGCTTTTATTTCCGTTGAACAACAGCTTGCATCAGATCTTCAATCTTTTGTAAATAGTATCATTACTCTTTTTGAATCGTTGCTTACAAATCAACTATTACAATTACAGGCCCCAACACAAGCACCATAATTTAACAATGAACGGACGCAAAACATTTAGCATTTTACAGGGAGTAATTGCCGGGATATGCCTATTTATCCCTGTATTTTTACGACTTGCTGATAACGCTAATCTATTTCGTTCAAGCATAAGTAATTACGTTTACATGGTGCATAGTTACATCTTTGGGATGCTGCTCTGTATGGCTGCAATGCTCTTTATTTTTAATGCCTCTGTGTATTACAGAGAACAAGATCGTTACGGCCTTAACAAGCATGGGAAGTGGTACAATATCGTTTTAGGGGTTAGTTTGTTGGGAGTTATTCTTTTCCCGCACCTTCAATACGCTGCTATTCATTACACTTTTGCCGGAATATTTTTTATCGGGAATGCAGCGGTAATGGCTTTCTTCCATAAGAAAAAGGACAGGGTGGTAAGCATAATACTTTCAATACTTGTGGTTACCGCAATAGCACTTCACTATTTAGGATTTGTAACGCTGTTAGTTGGCGAGTGGCTGTCACTGGCAGCGATAGGAACGCATTTTATTTTACAATCAGTAGGGTTGATGTCAATGGATACTTTAACGCAAAAACCATGACAGTAGAAATAAAAGACAATAAGGTCTATGGTGTTTTTGTAGGTAGTATTTACGAAGGAGGGAATATTATAAATCCTATTTATACAGATAAAAACATTGCAATTTTGGAGGCCGGAAAATTATTAGATCAGGAAAAAGAAAATATCAAAAAACTTCATCCCGATAATTACCAAATGTACGGCGAATGGAAAGAGTTTCATGGAGCCGGGAAAACGATAAAAGTATGGAGAAATTTAATAAAGGAAATTTTGATTTACGAATACGACACCCGATAAGGTATAAACTGATTCATTATTAATTAAGCTACACCCGATAAGGTACGAATAAGGCAATTCATTTATTGATCATACCCGAAAGGGTGCAAAATTAAAATCAATGGAAACAACATCAATCGAAAGAATTAAAGGACTTCACCCAAAATTAGTAGATGATGCCCTTGCCGCTTACATGGAGGCAGTTAAAGCAACTCCTGAAGGCATTCATCCATTCATAACAGAAGGGCTTAGATCGTTTCAGGAGAGCGATGATTTATACCAACAGGGCAGAACAAAGCCCGGCCAAATAGTTACCAATGCGCCCGGCGGTTCATCATTTCATAATTACGGTTTAGCGATTGATTTTGTCATTCAGGAAAACGGACATTCAAGATGGGACGTAAACGAAAACTGGATGACCGTTGTAAACATCTTTAAGAAACATGGTTTTGAATGGGGCGGCGATTGGCGGCACATAAAAGATAATCCACACCTGCAAAAAACATTTGGGTATGATTGGAGGGATCTTTTAGCAAAGCATAACAACAAAGACTTTATTCCTGGGACAACTTTTGTCAATCTATGAAAGAATACGTGATACGATATTGCTTTGGTGAAAAAATTATAAAAAAGCAATTTGAAATATCATTTTACTCTCAGGAAGATTATAAGGCGCTGCTATGGTTTGAGATGCTCGTAACGCCGGTATTTGTCATCTCAATAACAGAAAAACATTTAAAACTAAATTAATGCTACCAGCCGAGATTGATAAAGTAATAACTGAAAATTGGCTTTTAAAAACGAATAAGGAAATCGGAAAAATGTGTGGATTATCTTCCGAATCGGTAAGAAAAAGAGGGGTAGGAAGATTGGAATTGCCTAATAAGGGAATGGGCTTTGGAAGCCAATTACATAGTGAGCATGAAGCCTTAAAAAAAGAGGCAGAATCGGTGGGAATACCAGTTAATGACATTAATCATTATTGGCATAAAGGCAAACACTTTTCAATATTTGCAAAGAATAAATTAGTAGATTTTGAAATAGTAAAAAATGAACTAATTGCAGACGTTAAGAAATATGCTCCAAAATACCCGACATTAAAAAGGCCAAAATTAAAAGATAGTTCTTTATTCGTAATTGATCCCGCTGATCCTCATTTCGGGGCGTATGCAAGCAAAGAAGAAACAAGCGAAGCTTATAATTTAAACATAGCAACAAAAAGATATAACGAAGGGTTTGAAGGACTTTTGAATAAAGGCGCTTTTTATAATCATGAAAAAATAGTAATTATTGGTGGAAATGATATTGTACACACAGATAACCCATTTGGAACGACAACATCCGGGACCAGGCAAGATACGGACGGAATGTGGTTTGAGGCATTTCAGGCAGCTAAATGGGCAAATATAGGTATTATAGAAAAGGCCGCCACAGTTGCTAATGTTCATTTTATCCATTGCCCAAGTAATCACGATTATGCAACCGGATTTTTTTTAGCTCAATGTTTAGAAGCGTGGTTCAGGAATAATAAAAATGTGACTTTTGATATAAGCCCTTCACATCGTAAATATTTACAGTATGGAGTTAATTTAATAGGAATGACACACGGCGACGGCGCAAAGGAAGTTGATCTATCTAACTGCATGACAAGGGAAGCTAAGAAAGCATGGAGCGAAAGTGTGTATGCTTATTGGTATTTGCACCACCGGCATCATAAAGACGTAAAGGCGAGAGGGAATAAACAGGCAATAGCCTTAGAAAAAGACGGCAAAGCGGTATCGGTAATTAATTCAGGAACCGGCGCAACGGCGAAAGATTTTTTTCATGTGGAATACGTAAGAAGTATAAAGCCGCCCGATTCGTGGCATCATAGAAATTCTTTTGATGGTTCATTTCAGGCAATGGAAGGCTTTATTCATCATCCACAATACGGGCAAATAAGTAGATTAACACATTTATTTTGACACTTTACAAACCATACTATAAACGAATAAACACAATGGCAGATACAGATATAAAAGCCAAGATTGAAAAATTGTTGGCAAAATTAGACAAACAGGAGCAAATTAATATCGTAGAATCACTGGGTAAAAAGTTAAGACGGGCCAATGCTATAAGAATTAATGATGGCCAAATGGGAAGAAAAAAAATAGATGTAAGGCCGGATGAATTTTTAATGAATCAACTCCTAATGGAAGATGAATGAATAACTCTTTTCTCATACCGGAAAAATTCAAACTCAACAAAAAAACCGTTGTGGTAATTGTTGATGACGAGTATTTGAAAGATTATAAATTTTGGGGAGAGGCAGATTTTACAGAGGGAATGATCATCCTTTGTCACCGGGATTGGAAAGGAAGGGTTTTAAAAAAAACAGATAAAGAGAAAACATTTTATCACGAATTAGTTCACCAAATCTTGCACTCTATGAATCACAAATTAAAGTGGGATGAAGATTTTGTGGAGGCATTTTCTGATAGGTTATATGAATTTGAAAAAACAAAGCAATAGTTTTTTTCATGTGGTTTAGTTTTAGTTTAATTGCCCTTGTTTTTACAGGGGCTTTTTTGTATTGAATTTTATTATCTTTGCATTACTTAAAAATCTTTTTATGAAAGACACAATATTAGGAAAACGGTAGCTGCACAATTCGCAGCACGTTTTCAAATGAATAAAGCAAGAAGAAATGAACTTAAAAAATTAAAGTTCACAAAAAGAATTAAGCGTTATGCTCGTAATTTAGATATTTACGTTAATAGAAACGGCGAATATATAAGAAACCCAAAATGGATTGATATAGTGAAAGATAATGGGCAGACCTGTTATAGAACCACTTCGACACCTTGCTCATGTCTAATGTGTTCTCCAAACAAATACAATCGTGCAAAAGAAAAAAGAAAGTTTATGAGAGATACAGACTGGGCTTAATAATTTCGGTACTTTTTTTCATGTATAATTTATCCTCAATTTTCGACATGAGGCCGATATCATGTATAATTAAAGTTATTGGAAAACATTTTACTTAAAATCGGTTTTACTGGAAAATTGCACTTTTACGCAATAATTGGATTTATTGCATAATTTCACAATATCATTGGTAATCAATATGCTGTGAAATTCTGTAGCGCCAATGAGAGAGTTATGCGTTATTTGAAGCCAATGTCTCAACTATAGCATTTTTAGTATCATAAACATCGTACTCAAATAATAAATGTGGAGATGATTCAAAATCCCCACTCTTAGAAACAAGGTCAAGTGAATACCTAATACAAATTTTTTCAAAGGGATAATCTTTATCAAATATTGAAATCACTTTATCAATTATTTTCTTTGTCAAATACGTTGCAATAGTTTTAGATTCAATGCTAATCGAGATACTTGCAACAATCCCTTTTCTAATTTCGTTTTTGTACATAAAAAATACAACCTGACCAACCTTGTACTTGTAATTAATTTCTAACTTATTCATACTTTTTTATTTTTATTAATGAAAAAAAACAACGCATAACAATCGGTTTTCTGCTACGGGGGCTGAAAGTGCAAATCCTCAACATTTGTTCATTTATTGGCCGTTATAATTTACTATTTACTTTCTTCGCTTCTTCATGATTCCTTTCTTCCTGCCCTGGTAAATAACGCATAGTAATAACAGGGGTTGAATGATCCATATCCTTTTGCACTTCCTTAATAGCTTCTTTTGCGCCTCCTATCTTACTATATAATTCTGCAAGTTCGTCGGCGTGGGTATGTCTCAAACTGGCAAGATCCGCCGTAATTCCTAACTTATCTTTTACGTGCCGTTTCCATCGTTTACCAACTATTTCCCCTGATGCTGGTTTATCCCTAAATTGTGGTTTGAGATCAAGCCCGAAAAGGTACTGATTTGGTTCAGCTTCAGAGCAAATTTCCTCCCAAAAAGGTAAAGCAGGTCCTTCTATTGTTGCCCAAATTTCTTTTGACTTCTTTCCTTTTCTCATTGTCACCTTGAACTTTTGATTTTCTAAACGTACGCTTTCTTTTTTCACTGCCAGTAATTCTGTAATCCGGCGGTTTGAGTGAAAGTAAATATTTATGAACCGAAAGAAAGTGTATAGTTCCTCGGTGTTAATTTCCTGTAATTTTTGTCTTTGATCTTTTGTAACGGTTTCCCTGATCTTAATTAATTGCTGCTGTTTCCTTACTTCACGAACCGGGTTAGTATTTATTAAAAATTTATCAATCAAATGTCCCGTGAGTAAGGACAGATAAGTCCGGTAACGATTAAATTGATATGGCCCCCAGGCGCGCGGCTTTACGTTCCCTTTCTGATCAGTGTAAGTTTTTATCTCACCGCAGGCATCTAAAATAAATTTGATGTGCATAGGCTCAATCTGAGAGATAGGCAGGTGTTCATATCGCAAATCGCGAATTGCGATAAAGATGTATTTAAGAACGTTTTTAACGTCGGTAGTTGTTCGCTTATCCATTTCTGAACTATGACAAGCAAAGGCGTAATTCAGTGCATTTAGAAGCCCTGTAAACTTGTTTATTTCCGATTCCTGTACTACTTTCTTGTTTATTGGATTGTAACCGGCCTTTATCGACTCAAGTTCATCCTTAATTAGTGCCCGGACGGCATCTTGCTTTTCTTTTAAAGTTTCAAACCGGTTCATTCCTTTGATGGGAACCTGTCGTTTTTGTTTCAAATTATCGTCGTAAAACCAATAAACGATTCTCCATTTCACATTCACCTTAGCAGCGGATGATTGCCAGTTTTTTGGTGACACGGAGAATTTACCTATTCTGCAATTATTGGGGAGTGGTTGCATTGGATTAGTTTTAATATAAATCTTCAGAAAATAATTCTATTGCAGAATATTGCAATTTACCTCCGTTATCAATAAATATCTTAGCGGCTTCTTCTCTATCAACAAATCTATTATCAGAAGTAAGAAATCCTTGTACGTATTCGCCACACTCAACAGTAACACTTCTTTTTCCGGTAATAGCAATCATTGTGTACATACAACTTGGATGCCTATATCCGCAAATTACAATTCCTTTATCAATGTTTTTAGGGCGCATAAACCCTTCAACATTAGGAACCCATTTATCAGACATCTTATCAAGTTCTTTATACCAAATAGCAGCACAAAGTATATTTCCCATTTTAGTTTATTAATTAATCCATTTCGGTACTTATAGTACCTTGTTTTTAGTTTTATTGAGCGGGTTGTAGTTCGTTTGTAATGGTATCAGGAACTTTATTAGCATTGTACCAATTAATAAATTCAACTACCGCAAGCCAAACAGCCTGTATTTTTAGAAGTGGCCTAAACCCCCACGGAGTTTGATAAATAACTCCATCTTGTTTATTTCTTTCATGACAAGCGATTAAACAACATCTATCTGCGATTCTAACCGTAAAACCGTAGTAAGGTTCTTTTGAAATATCCTTTTCAATTTTTTCAACCACTGGCATTAACTGATTCCAATCTGAATGATATTTTAAAAGAGAAATATCGTATTCACCATTGTATTTATCTACAAGTTGAACCCAGTTGTTTATTATTTTTTTACCCATAAATTTAGCAATCAGTTTATTGCTTTCTAAAATTTCGTTTGACATGATTTCAGTTTTTAGTTTTAAAAATTGTTAGGCGATTATGGTAGGATTGATTACCTACATGGTTAGTCATTTGCGACAGGGCATCATCTATTTATGCGCATTAATAGTGAACTGCTCATATCCCTTGCGTCTTATTCCGCCACACACTCGCCTAACAGTTTATCAAAACTATTAATTATTCCAATTCAAACCAAATATATTTTGTTACCCTTTTTGTTACCCTTTGAGTATGTTCCATTTTGGAAATAACTGAAAGCCTTACTGGTATTGAGTTTGAGAGATTAAAAGAGGGTAGTGGTGACAGCTTGGGAAGCGTAAGGCAGTATATTTTCATTTTACTAACCGTTTGATTTTCAGCATAATAATTTTTTATCTTGTCGCAATTTTAGGCAATATTTGCGACATTTTGTTACCCTTTTTGTGACCCTGTAACCATGGGCTCAAAGTGGCTACTTTTTACTATAAAAACCTTTAAAACCTTTACTGAACGGGGCTTTAGCCATGGGCTCAAACTTATAAAAAAAATACCATGGTAAAAGTTATAAAATGGCGCTGTGGCAATGTTATAAAATGAAGTGAAAAATAAATTTGGTCGTATCGTAAATAAATCGGTACTTTGTCGTATGAAAGATAAAGTAAGAATTGAAATTCATTTAGAGCCAAAAGAGGTTAAAGAATTAGATAAACTGGCTAAGGCAGAGGATCGCAGCCGGAAGAACTTCTGCGAAACTGTAATAAAAAAAATAATTAATAAAACTAAAAACTAAAAACAATGTCAAAGGAATATATCGGAAGCCAAGAGCATTTCGAAGATGAAGTAAATGCCTACTACGATAAACAGGAACACATGAATAAAGACCAAGAAAAGGCAATCGAGAAGGAAATGTACGAACAGATGGAAAGGGATTTATTTACTGAGCACTCTTGTCGCAGTTGTATTTATTTATATTGGAACGAAGGCGAAAATATCTTTGACTGCCAATTAGGATATTTAGGTAAATGGAGTTATGCGGATATTGATAGTATTAATGAATGTGAAGATTATAAACAACCTACTCCAAGCACGTAATCAAAGCTAAGAAATTAATACAGCCTATTGTTGATAGAATAAATTTAAAATGAAATTATGAAAAAACAAATTGAAGATTTAATAAAAGTATTGCAGAGTGAAGGATATGACAATGAAGAGGTACATTGTGAGTATGATGCTATTTTAGAAAAGTTTATTCTAAATAAAGAATTTTGGTACGCTTAGTACTTCCATACTTTTTAGCCCTCCCCTGCCCGATAACACGGGCATTTTTTATTTACCAAAATAAATTCTTTTGTTTTAGAAAAAATATTTACTTTGCCAAAGCTAATTTTTCCCCCAAAATTAATTTTTGATAACTAAAATATTTAGTTTTAAATTGCTAAAGAATTTATAACTGCTTTAAAGAAAAATCTATGAGTAAAAAAATCACCGTTTCTTTGAATATTCGTCGTAAAGCCTGTCAGCCCGATTCTTTACCGCTTCGTGAATCTCATCCGATACGAGAGCAATTGACTTGTCTTTTACCGAAGCCACAATGTCCTCAATTACCAGTTGCAAAACATCTAACGCTGCCTGGTGTTTTATTGAAAGCTCTATCAATCTGCTTATTTCTTCACCTGCATCACCTGATTTAGAAATTACATCTTTAGTTTCATTGGCAACATTTACAGTTGCAAGTAATTTCATTGCCCTGTCTATAATCTTTTCAGGTATATCTTCCATCTTTTTAAATAAGTGGGCCCGGCTAAATCCTACAGCTTTTGCAAACTCAGCCTGGTTTAGCACAATTCTTTGCTTCTTACAATCTTCGTAAATATTAATCAATCTCTCTTTACTTTGGGTCATTTGTTAGATTTTATCTAATGAAACAAAAGAAACATTATCTGTATCTTAAATTTTTAATTATGCGAAAAATAAATACATTTTTTGTTGCATGATACAATATTTGTATTATCTTTGCTAAGCAAATCAAAAATAGTACAAAAGATGAATACTACAATAAGTCCTCCAAAAAGATCAATTAAACTTTCACAGGATGAGAAAAAGAGACTGACCAGATTTTATAAAAGTTTCCCAACGGAAGTGGATTGTGCTTTGAAAATTGGCATAGATCGTAATGTATTAGCTAGGGTTAGACAGGTTGGATCTGGCAGCGAACACACAGTAACTAAAATTCGTGAAGCGCTCCAAATCCAAAATTAATATTAAATATTTAATAATACCAAATAAATTTTCAATGGAAAAAGAATTTAAAGATTACCACTTGTATTTAGGATGTGATGTGTTATTAATAAATGACATTAGCGAAGATTACGGAGATGACAGCTATGATCCTCCGGCAATTAATAGCATTGGAAAATTATCTTTAATTAATGAAGGCGATTTTCAAATTAACGGTGGAGAAGAAAGCGAAGGTTGGCCTTATGGTGTAACATTTGAAAATTGTCATATTGCCTTATGGGATTTAAAAGATTTTAAATTACTGCTTCGCCCTTTAAGTGATATGACAGAGGAAGAAAAAGAGAATATACAAGGAACGGACTGGGGTTTTCTTGAAACTAATTATGACTGGGAATTTTCTCCTGAAACCTTCATATACCTTCTTTCAAAATACTTTGACTTATTCGGTTTAATAGAAGCCGGATTAGCAATTGATAAAACAAAATTACCAGCCTAATGCCAACCCCTACCGAAATAGAAAACAAGTTACGCAACATGGCCGCAACATTTAAAAGTTACGCTGCTGAGATAGATGCAATGTTGGCCGACAAACCAGCACGAAAGAAAAGTGAAAGCAAAATGAGGATGGAAAAGGTTGTTGATGATCGGCGCAAAACAAGGTACTTAATAAAATAAAAACACCCTGCATGAACAGGGCATTAATAAAAACTAAAATCAGTAAATAATGTGCAAGTTAACTAAAAGCTGGGAAACAAAAAAAGATTCTTACGGCTTTCAAAATTCAATCGACATCGAAGTAAACTACAATCCTGAAGACCAAACCTATTCACTTGAAAAGGTGCAATCATGGAATGCCAGAAAAACAATCTTCACCGACTTAACCGACGTTTTTGAAACTGTTCCTGAGTTCAATAAAATCATTGATCAAATAAACTGGAGCGAAGTATATGCCGAGGAAATGGCAGCAAAAGAAGAAAATTTAATTGACATCGAAAACGACTAATCATGAAAAAAGAAAACGAAAAACTAAACGCCTATAAAGCATTTGATAAAGATTTCAAATGCCGTGATATGCAATATGAAGTTGGAAAAGAATTTATTCATAATTGGAAAATTAAAGTATGTGCCTCTGGTCTTCATAGTTGCGAATATCCACTCGATGTTCTTAGGTACTACAATGCGAATAATAGCAGGTTTGCAGAGGTAGAGGCTTACGGGGAAATAGAGAGGCATACGGATGATAGCAAAGTTTGTTCATCACACCTTAAAGTTAATGCTGAAATAAATCTTCATTCACTCATCAAAGCTGCTATTGATTTTACTTTTTCAAGAATTAAGAAATCTAAAGAAAAAGTAAACGAAGAATATAACACTTGCGCCACAAACAAATTAGACAGAGGAGCGGCCAGCAATTCAGGTTACAACGGAGCGGCCAGCAATTCAGGTTACAGCGGAGCGGCCAGCAATTCAGGTTACAGCGGAGCGGCCAGCAATTCAGGTGACGGCGGAGCGGCCAGCAATTCAGGTTACAACGGAGCGGCCAGCAATTCAGGTTACAGCGGAGCGGCCAGCAATTCAGGTGACGGCGGAGCGGCCAGCAATTCAGGTTACAACGGAGCGGCCAGCAATTCAGGTTACAGCGGAGCGGCCAGCAATTCA